GAGAAGAGTTCGGAGATTATCTGGAGCAGATGAAGCAGAGAATCATCCAAGCAGATGAGTATCTGAACACGGGGCTGGAACTGGATTTGATAAATGAATATTACAAGAAATGAGTGCATTAGAACATCAAGAAGGCGGTATCCACTATCTAAAGCGTGAGATACAGCCAATAGAATACATTGCAAAAAACAACCTCAACTTCTCAGAGGGTAATATTGTGAAGTACATCACACGTCACAGAGATAAGAATAGAGACGAGGATATCAGGAAGATAATTCACTATGCTAAGTTTATCCTTCAACTGGAGTATGGTTACACCGAAGAACAATTAAAAGAACTATGAGAGGACCTGAAAACATCGTAAAATTTCACCTTTCCCGGCACAAAGACGACGCAAAAGAATGCACACCTAAAGACTGGGATAGAATTGCCGAGGCTGAAAAGCTGCGCTATATTGACTGGGGCAGAGCTGCAGACCTCGAGGATGAAGCTGAGTCAGAATACGCAAGACGAGTACTGCACAGTATAAGAACTTACTTGTATCACATGGAAGAAGCATCAGCAGGATTGTTATAATATGGACCAATCATATCTAATACTGAAAGACTTATACGCCCTCAGTTCAATCTTTTACATTAAGGGTATCGCGGACGCTAACACCGTCTGCGACCCTTATCTTGTAGAAGAGATAATAGAACGGGACGACAACTACACCACACTGCAGATAATAGTTGATGACCAGATATGGGAACAGGAGCCGGACGACTATATCCTGAATGTCACCCAAGCAGCATCTGCTCATAATCTGCTTTATATCCGAAACTTTATTTTGCATACAGCATCAGGAGTGATGAAAAAAGCATTATGCTGCCTCATGGATTACCTATATAGGCAGGGATTGAAAAAGCACGTGCTTTACGATGGACATCAGCCCGAAAAAATGCTCCGGGACGTTACCCCAAACTGCGCACAATACCTGACACCAAAAGGCAAGATGACACAAGCGGCATGGCACGACCAACTCAGACAGTACATCATGCAGATAAAGCTTGTCCATACCAAAGTAGAACACCCCTCTATAATGCAGAATCTCAATGAGTTTATGGCGGTAGTATTAAAAAATAAAACAGAACTTAATGAAGCAAAATTTCTAGAAAATGAAAGAAGATTATTCATCCTCTCGGGCGGAAATATTCCAACTAAACGAAGCGAGAACATCTAATATCAACAGGGCAATAATGGTCCCATTCGGCTACCCAAAGAACTTTGACCTATGCGATAGAGCCGAACTGGGCGATTTTATTCACTTTAAAGACGGAAAAGTCTATAAAATCAAGGCCCGAGTAGTGCTATTCGTTCAAAGTCCTATGGCAGAATGCATGGCTCAGATGATATACAACAAGACAATGAAAGAAGTCCTTCAGGATTTTCAGGAGAAACACAAGAGAGATATACAGTTAGACAAAATAGCAGTTATAATCTACGAAGCAAAGGAGGCAAAATTATGACAACACCTAACGGATTTTACATGATTTACGTGGAAGGACAAAATGGTCCTACACGCCAGCACCTAACTTACCATGACGCTAAAAAAGAAGCTGAGAGACTTGCAAGACTAATGCACAAAAAAACATACATTCTAGGCACGATTGAATGCTTGGAAGTAAATGATATAATCAGTACTAAGTGTAATGTTAGCGAAATACCGTTTTAGAGTATGGAAAAACTAAGAATATTTACCGCCTTCAGTGGCTATGACAGTCAATGTATGGCACTTGACCGACTTCAAATAAACTATGAACTTATCGGGTGGAGCGAGATTGACAAATATGCCATTCAAGCCCATAATGCTATCTATCCTCAATGGGCTGATAGAAACTATGGGGACATATCCAAGATAAACTGGGATGAAGTTCCTAACTTTGACTTATTCACTTATAGTTTTCCTTGCACAGATATCTCCATAGCCGGCGCTCAAAAAGGATTTGAAGAAAACTCTGGTACAAGAAGCTCTCTACTCTGGGAGTGCAGAAAAGCCATTCTCACTAAGAAACCTAAATATCTATTATTGGAGAATGTCAAGGCACTGGTTCAAAAGAAAAATATCAGAAGTTTTAACAAATGGCTAACTGAACTGGAGTCTTATGGGTATACAAACTTTACCAAAGTCCTTAACGCTAAAGATTATGGGGTTCCACAAAATAGAGAAAGAGTATTTGTAGTAAGCATTAGAGAGAGAGGTAGTTATGAATATCCTAAACCGTTTAAGTTAAATAAATGTATGGAGGATATTTTAGAAGATAAGGGGTATCCTATAAATACCGACAGTATGGGAAACTGTAGGACTATACGAGCACAATACCACAAAAATAGCATTGCAAATTTTTTAGCCAAAGACGGTAAAAGCGCTACAGGAATAATTATTAACCCATTAAAAGGTATATCTGGCAAAGGATGGCACTATGAACAAAATGTATATGACCCAAACGGTATATCCAGAGCGATTAAAGTTGGAGGTGGTAGTGGAAATATTCCCAAGATTATTCAAATCGGCAATATATACCCGGATAAACCAAACTTTAAAAATCGCACATCAGGGAGGATATATGACAAGAGAGGTATATCACCAACGAGAAATACTTGCCAAGGCGGTGGACACGAGCCTAAAATATTAGATAAATCCAATATCCGCAAACTAACGCCAAGAGAGTGCTTCCGTCTTATGGGTGTAAGTGAAGAAAATATTGATAAAATACAATCTGCAGGAATAAGCAACTCTCAACAATATAAGTTAGCCGGTAATTCAATAGTTGTGGATGTTTTGTATTATATTTTTAAGAATTTATTATGTACGACCTCAGACCATACCAATCAGACCTTATTTTCCGCACAAGGCAATCACTCGCCAAACACAAACGAGTGATTATGCAAGCTCCTACCGGAGCCGGGAAATCTCTGATTATCGGAGAGATGGCCAGACTTTGCTCCCTAAAAGGGAGTAAGGTCTTGGTCGTTGCGCATAGGACAGAGATTGTGAACCAGAATGCGGAGGCTATAGAGGAACGTGAAACGCGTTGTAGTATCATTTCTCCTAAAACTCGCTCTATACCAACCACCTCAGTAAGTTCTGCAATGGCGCAAACACTATTGCGTAGGATAGAGAAAGAGGATTGGGCCTCATATATAGCCAGTGTAGACATGCTCATCATTGATGAGGCTCACGATAGCTCAGCAAACTTTCTCTTTGACCATATATCCAAAGACTGCTATGTGATAGGATTCACAGCTACTCCAGTCAGATACGGCAATCAGAGACAGCTGGGATACGACTACAACGATATTGTGCTGGGGCCACAAGTACAAGAATTGATAAACCTCGGATTCCTGTGTAAGTGTCGTCTTTTTTCGCTTGACGCACCCAAAATGGATGACGTGGACTTTGATTACGGACGAGGAGACTACTCACTTACTCAGATGGCTAATAAATTCAAATCCAAAGCCAGATACACCGGCACAGTAGACAATTGGGAAAGAATTGCAAAAGGGACCAAAACAATCGTTTTTTGCTGTTCTTCCGAACAAACGATAGAGATTACCAAAGAGTTTGTAAAACGAGGATATAGGGCTAAATATTGCCTTTCTGGCAGCTTTGATGAGGACGCGGAGTATTCAGGAGAGAGAAAAGAGATTATAGACGCTTTCGCAAGAAATGAATTTGACATTCTGGTTAACCTAGGTATCCTAGTCGCAGGGTTTAACGAGAAAAGTGTCAAAACATGTGTTCTCTGTTACTCAACTATAAGCATCACAAAATTTCTACAGTCAATCGGACGCGCCAGTCGCCCCCACCCATCCAAGAACGGAGAATTTCTACTACTGGATATGGGAGCCAACTTTGAGAAACTGGGCCGTTACGAAGATGACCGCAAGTGGTATCTATTCCATAATACAGGGAAAGGAGGAGGACCTGCACCTGTGAAAGAATGCGATATTGAAAAAGGAGGATGCGGACGAATCCTACCAATCCAAGTCCAAGACTGTCCATTCTGCGGTTATCATTTTCCAACAAGACAAGAAGAGTATGAGGTAGAACTGCAAGAAATAGTAGCAAAATCCCATAGTGGCCCAGAGACAATCCAACAGTACGCCGCAAGGAAGAAACTAGAAGGATGGAGCAATCCGCGCATACTAGCATCTCTATGCGCCAAGAACCCTCACAATCAGAAGGAGGTATTTATGAAAGCCATAGAGGTACTGAATACTAATCATGGCGCAAAAATTACACCCGCGTATTGGTTTTTCTTCAAAAAGAATATACTTTCCAAGAAAAAATAACTATCTTTGCATTGAAATTCATAACTATTTGTTTTTAGCATATTTGTATTTAAAGTTGGTTAATAAAAACCGCTCAGCTGTGAAGCCCAGCGGTTTTAAAAACAGTCCAGTGGTGTAACGGTGAACACGCCGAGCAAGTCCCGGGGCCGGAGAAATGAGTTCGATTCTTGTCTGGACTACTTATTCCATTATGGGATAAATGTGTCAATTTTTTCTGTCATAGTCGTTCCGTCGGGAGACGCAACTATTCATTCAATTTTTCATAAAGAAACACACGCGAAAGGCTCCCATAAGGAGCCTTTTCTATTTTACTGCGATACATATTTAAAATTGTAAGTTTTATTTCTTAAACAGAGTAAGTTTAGAGACATTACTCAGGTCTTAACTAAAAGGCAAATCCCCTCCCTTCGGAGCCTTCTCTGTAACCTCTACCTTCCACGCTCTCACAGTAGTAAACCACTTACCCTGCCACTCACGCGAAGATACATCACACTGAGCTGTAACCTTATCTCCTTCACCTAACTTGCCACAATTATCTCCAGCAACATCGACTGCCACATCTTTCGGAAATTTCTCATCCTCAATATGCAACACTACTGTCTGGCTTGACCACTGTCCGCCATCCCTTTTTGCGCCGCTTTTTACTTCCAAAACGGCTTTAACTGTTCCTTTAATTTCCATCTTCTTTTTCTATATTAAGTTGTGTTTTATAATCATATTCAATACCTTGTTCCAAACATCGGGCCCTATAGTTACAACACTTACATTCATCCACGGTGTCGTCAGTTTCCTCAATGGCTACCCTATACCTACAGTTCAAGCAGTTCTCAGGAAGATATATCCTCGGAGGCTCCGGCGCCGAATCAGCTTTCTCATCATAATCCAGAACCTTATTCATGAACTTCTCAATGATAGCGCCCTGTTTATAATCCAATGTACCATCCTCTATAGACTGCACCAAATCATTACTGATTTTCTTCATGATGACCGACTTAATCTCACTGCCATCAAAGCTTTTTCCATCCACTTGCTCACCACCCTCACGAGGCTTACCACCAAAATGAACCTCCAACTGAGCCTTTCTCGTCTTGATATAGTCAACTGCATCGCTGTTTCTCAATAATCCGGCCATCATAGTATTGGACTCTGCCTGATTCTTACCTGCAGCACACAGGTATCTGAACAGAATCTTCGGGTCTCCAATTCTCAAAATGTAACAATCCAAGAACACCTGTTGTATTTCCGTGAGCTCAGACGCTCTATTCTTCAACCTTTTAGGCAACACCAAATCTACTTCCATAATTCATTCCTCCAAACTATACTGCCAGCCCTAACTGTATCCAGATACGCCTTGACTACCTCTGGCCTTGTACCACCCTTTCTTCGCAGCATAAAGGACTGGAAATCCTCAAAATTATCAATAAATACAGCCCTGTCCGGCAATACATCCATCATCCACCTAGCCTGCTTCCTCAAATGCTCTACCTTGTGTCCGGCGCCTTCAAATTTCAACTCTATCCCCCATAAATAGCCGTCATCATCCACATACAGCAAGTCACACACACCCGGAGTCATACCTACACCTAATTTTAGCGTAACCGCCTGACCCTCATTGATTACCGCAAAAAGCCTCCTGCCCTTCTCAGGGTAAGTATTCTTCCACCACAACACACACTGTTGCTGCAGCTGGGCCTCACTTCTCGGTTCTTTCATACTCCTCAAGATAATTCAACCACTTGTCTTGTACAGAACACCAGAAAGTTGCACCCTCCCTTGTCCCTTCAAACAAAAATAAACTCAAAAGCCAGTCCCTTGGTTCTTCATTATCCAACTCTCCCAAGATAGGCCGCTCGCAATTATCATATACCTTTCCGACTACTCCAGCTTCGGTTAAAAATCGCAGAAATGCGCCTTTATAGTTCATGCCGTTTTTGTTTGCAAATTTACATAAATTAATCGGAAAACCCACCCTATTGAGCTTTTTTCGATAAAATGTAGTCTGCAATATCCCACTTTTCACCAACTTGACCGCATTTTTGCCACCATTTCCACACTTTCCCCATTTTCCCCCACTCTTCAGCTGCGTCAACATCCGGTACAAGCCACACATCGTACCCATCAAGATTCTTTAACGCGCGAAGTCCATTCTTACCTCCACAGGCAACCCAGTTATACTCCGGATATTCCAAGTACGCTATAATCGCACTCTTTTCACTCTCCACAACAAAGACCGGCCTACCCTCCACAAGAGAGTCCTCTCCAAACAAACAATCCGCCCTATACCCCCACTTCCTTTTATACTTTCGCATAGGAGGACAGTCCTTGATACGGTGTCCATCCGGAGCATAAAACATCGTTTTATCAAAACAAATCCTGCCTTGTCGGTCCTTATACCAAAAACGAGTACCTATAACGCCAGAATTACGCTCTTTTAAGCCCGTAGAGACATTATATCTACCGAAAGCATCTCTTACCTTATCTAGCCCGTAAAAGCTCGTCAAAAAGCAAAAAAGAGGGCAAAACCATTTTTTATCCGCTCCACCCTGCTCAATGAACATCCAAGGTTCCACATACTTTACCGGTCCGATATACTCATCATCACTAAAAACAAGCTCCTTCTTCTCCCGTCCAAGCAAAACCGCCCGAACCTGCTCATTACTCATCCGTCCATACTGGACCATCCAAGACCATAACGTCATACCATTACCGCCCTGCTCCATAACCAACGGCATCCTGTCCCGCGTCCCCTGCTTAATGACCATCTTATCCCAACGGTCATGCGGAGAACCGTCAAGCCGATAAGGGCCGTACCATAAACGGCCCCTCAGCTTTAACCGCGGCAATCCCATCAAATCCGGCAACTGCGCATAAACACTGTCCCAATCTATCTCTTCTCGCATAACTTCTCAACAACTACAGCGACAGCATAGTCATTAATCCATCTCAAGTTATCCTCGCTCGCAAGAGCCAGAGTGGTAGCCTTGTCCCTATTCAAGTCATACAAGATACCTTGTGCCCCCTGCTGGATAAACTCATCCAAGTCGGCAATCATCGGTCCTTCACAGGTCATGAAGACAACCTTGCCTTCTTTCGCCTTCTCGCGTACGAAATTTTTTAATTCTCCAAGTTCCATAATATCAATTCTTTAGCAAATGGCAATGATTCAACACAAGAGCAGAAAACTCTCCAATGAGGCAACCTATGATTCTTTCTCTGGTGATATATCCTCCTTAATGTCTGATAACTAAACATCTGGATACGCCTCTGCATAGTACCTTCCTTAAGTTCAGACTTCATCTTAACTAACTCATCCTCGCTCAAACTCTTGCCTTGTATGTGCATAGTAGATTCCGAACTTAACCTCTCTGTCCCCACCTTATAAGTATCCATCTCCTGCCACCAAAAACGCGGTGCGTCAATATCTAAATACACAACAACACCCCTCAAAACCTTAGCGTGTTCATCGCCACGCTTAACAAGAGTCTGCAAGAGAGCTAAATCTTTATCAGATACCTTAACCTTAGTCAGTGTTCCTACAATAGGCTCATCACATGAGTAATCTTCACTCCAAGTAGAATCAACCTCACTTCTACATTCTAAGCCAAAAGGCAAACGCAACGCCTCCAAAGCACTCGCAAAACCTGCTATTTCTATAACATTTACTTTAATCATTTCTGCTCCTCCTTAAACTTTTTAACCAAAGCATCAGCGAGACTGAAAGAATAATAAGCAATATCTTTCACGGTCCATCTGTCAAGCGTCTCTTTACGAGCCAATAACCTTTGCATAGCCGCCACCGCAGCCTCCCATTTACGAGATTCCCATCCTTTCTCCTGAACCTCTTCCCATGAAAAAGTATACGGAGTAACTTCAGGCTCTTCTTCTATATTTCGGATAGTACCCAAACAAACCTTGCCATCATTGGTGCGAATCCCGACACGCATACCCGGTTCTATTTTTACTTTCTCTCCCATACCTTACCTATTATCTCCGTTACCATCAATAGTACCACTCACCCTCCTTGCAGCAAGCTTATCAAGGTTTATCTGGCCAATATTCTCTAGTTTCCACCCCATGACTTCACATATACCTGCCACGCCCCATAAAATATCACCACACTCTTTAGCCACCAAGTCTTCCCACTCGTAAACATCGGCACCTGTAGCCTTATTCGTAAAGACAAGCTCATTACCATCAAAACGCATCTTCCCCTTACGGATAGCTTTTGAGAATTTACCCTGCAACTCACCTATCTCCTCCCCTAACATAAACAACATATAGAGAGGATTTGCACTAGTCTCCATACAAGTAGTCATCGCAAGTTTTTGATATTCATTAAGTTCCATATCTCCTCCTTATTTTTCGTTAATTTCCTTCCACGCAGTATTACCTACTGCTCTTTTAATCTCATTACCGTCCTCATCCACCACCACAAGAGTAGGCAGACTCCTCACGCCAAACTTCTCAGCCATATCAATACCTTCATCGGTATCCATATCCATAAACTTAAGTTCATAACCGGCTTCAGGAGCCTCTTTCTCTACAATGGGCTTGATAGCCCTACAAGAACTGCAGTAAGATGCAGTAAAGAAATACAATAACTTTTTCATAATTCTATAAATCAATAATCATTACATTATCCTTGCTTATAACCATAATCTGCTTATCCCCAAGTGTATCCCGGACACCCGTAAACACATCTTTCCATTTCACTTCCTCCACATCTATCTCTATCCCCAAGATATATTCAAGCGACAGACTCTCAAAAGTATGGGTGTCGCAAAAAACCTTATCAACATAATCATCATAACCACAATGAGAGATATAACCATTTGAATCAATAAAGAACATACACATATCAGAATATAGCTTCATTATTTCAGGCTTCTCCATCGTCTGCCATTTATACCCAATCTTGAACAGAAACTCCTGCAACTTAACCTGCTCATCCTCTGTCCTGAGAAGCACTTTACTATTTTTCAAGTGCTCAAAAGCTTCCTTCTTTGTCATAATCTACTTATAGTTTTTAATACACGTTGCAATTTCATTAATCTGGTAAATCCTCTCCCCACAAATCCATATCCTCCTCACCGGCATCAATTTCTATCTTAACCTCTTTCGGTAACTTATACAAGATATATCCACTGCTGACCACTCCGTCTACCTTCATACACTTAACCCAAGTGAACTTGCTGTTAATCATATCGTTCTTGAAACCTCCAATATGCTTAGGGTCCCTATATCCGTTCTCCAGACACCAGTCGCAGTACTGCTTGTAGATATCCTTGCTGAGCATCTTCCTGAGCTCACCTTTGCCACTGCTATCCGATGGACTGTAGCAATAGTCAGCAAGAAAACCATACACTCCCGTACTGCCGTTACGCATATCCTCAGTAATCTCATCAATACTCTTACTCTTGGTGAACACACCCCTCTGCTTGATAATCCTCTGCCGGCCAACCAACACCCAGTTGAATATGCCCGGAATCTCACTCTTGAGAGTGCCCTTGAAGCTCCTGTCCGCCTTCAACTGTCCCATCCTCGGGTCAGGATTGTCACTAAAAACCTTGTTGAACCAAATGACGATATTCCTTCTCCAAAAACCGTCACTACTGTCAGTGGTAATCAGTCCTCTATTGATATTCGCCATAAACATCGGCCAGTCATCACTCTCAAACGGCATCTGTCGTATAGGCCTCACCGCAATCTTCTCCTTACTGATGAGCTGCTTGAACTTACCACTACCGATATCCTTGGCCTCAGCATCAGAGTTATACGCCAAGAGCTTGCCTACCAGCGACGCAGTGAAGTAATCACCACCGTTCTTATTGTTCACATTCTCGATACCCACATTGGTAAGGTTGTCACCCAGCATAGCCTGCAGTGTCTCAAATATCACACTCTTACCGTTACTTCCGGTTCCATAGCAGAACAGCGCCTTCTCGATACTCAGCTCCTCCTTGTCAATCAGCATACAACCCAAGAACTCCTGTATCACCTTGATAGCATCACCGTCATCAAGCACAATGCTCAGGAACTTCTCCCACCCCTCACAAGTGGCAAACTCATTGTACGCAAAATCCAAGTAGATATTGGTCATCAGCTTAGGACTCTTCTCCATCAGCTGCATGTCTCCACCTCTACCCAGCACAAGAGCAGTGTTCCTGAAGAACAGGATACTCCTTGACGGCTCAAAGTTACCCATATCCGGAGACCTGAGCACCATCTTGCATATATGCCCCACACTGCGCACCTGATAACACGGAGCCACCTTCATCACCTTGAAGAATCCGGCCACCACAAGAGCTATCTGCTCGGGGTCTATCAGCTCCCACCGCGACCCGTTGAACACCATTAGCGAGTCATGGAACCGGCGGAACCTCTCTGCCATCAGCTCCACAAGGACAAGGCCTATCCTGCCTTCCACGTCCGGACTGCACTTCTTATCCTGCTCCGTATCCGGCAGCATCATCTGCTGTACCCCGCTCTCCACCCTCTTATTATAATCATATACAAGGGAAGAAATGATTCTTGTCACATCCAGCTCCGCCATCACGCACCCTCCACCATAAGTACACTCCTTCTCGCACCCTCCTTCCTGACCACACCTTCCCTGAGCCTAACCCTCGGCCTTTTATCACCCTCCACATCCTTCCTCTCTACAAGACCTTGCTCAATCCAATCCCTGACACACTCGTCAGTAACTCCCAAGTCCTTCGCCAATCCGACTATCCTCCACCATCTCTCTCCGGTTTCATCTAAAAAACTATGTTGCGTTTCCATATCTTCCTTTTTTTCTGCAAACATACACACTTTTTCTTATTTTGCAAAATTAATTCGGTCCAACTTTTTCTGATACTCGCTTGGGTCCCTGAATACCAAGTGATTGCCATGACTTGCAGATGCCCACTTTTTTCTTCTGTATTCTGACAAGTGCTCCCATTCCTCATCAGTCCTGAACATAAACCGGCCATCACGTCGACTCAAGTATATGCCGTTTCTCATCCGGATATGGAACTCAAGGTCTCCAATACCATCCATTTTCATAATCTCCTGTGCGGTATAAATCTGAAGGTAATCATCATCTCGCAGCGTCTCTTTCCGCACCTCTCTTTTCCTCAACCTTTCCGAATCCTCCCCGACCTTTGCAATCACCTTCTCACCTTTCTCTACCCTCGTCAAGATATAGGAGCTTCGTATCTCCCATCCGACATTCACCCTGAAGTACAGCCCCTTCTCGGTCCGCACCCTTATCAACGCACCCAACCTGCGGTAATACCACAAGGCGTTATCAGTAACTCCCAAGTACTCCTTAAGAGCCTTCAGTGTCCAGTACTCGACACCATCTTCTTCATAATATCCAAGTTTTGCCATAATTTAAATGCAAGGAAGCTCTAATCTCATCTCCCTCGTCGCTGCAAAGGTAAAAATAAAACCTTAAATTTTCAAGTTTTTCGCAAAAAGTAGTACGAAAACTACCTATCCAAACTACCTCACATCCCTTACAAACTGAACAATTTATGAGTCAAGGTAGTAAGGTAGTACAAATTTCGGGCAAAGGTTTGAAAAGTTACATGTGTGCATATACCCTATACACCTATGTACTACCTGTACTACCTTATTATATAAATTATTGATAATCTAAGAGTAGTGAGGTAGTTTTTATGGTAGTTTTGGGGTAGTTCAGGTAGTTCATTTTTTTAAAAAAAAATTTTTCAGGGTCCGATTTGGGGTTTCCGGGTGCTCCCGGCACCCCTCCCCTCCCTAATTTGCTGATATTCAGCTACTTACATTTTGGCTGTGCAAGGTACCTATCAAATGTGAGGTTTATTTTGAGGTATTTTTGTTGTAACTTATTGATATACAGATAGTTACGGGTCGTCACCTAAAGTTTTACTTTAAATAAACCTATCTAACCCGCTGTGTTTTAATACTTTGTATGTAACCCTTTGAAAATCAAAACTTTACAAAATGATACTTTTTTGCAGGGGGGTAGCCGTGCCCGTTTTGGCCGTTTTTAGCCGTTTTTAGCCACTTTGGGTCCTTATTGGTACTTGTATACCAGTTAAGGGGAGATAATTTAAAACGCTGATACTCAGATAGTTACAAAATGAAGATATAAATATAATGTATTGATAGTCAAGTATTTAGACCTATTTTGATACTATTTTAACAAAGTGATACTATTTTGCAAAGTATTGATTTTTAGGTAGTTATAAAAAACTTTTGGTTTAAAAATGTATCTCAGTAGTCCAAAAATACACAACCTTGTAAAATTGTGCAGTCCCTTGTAAGTAAATGTAAGGTTTTTAGTTATAATTTGTAAGGGTTGCGGGGTTATATGCTTATAAATTGCAAGGTATAAAGTATAAGTTTTTAAAAAGTGTAAGTTTTTAGGAAAATTAAATAATTGGTTTTAACTTGCACCCGTAAACGGGAGCCACTCAGGCATACCGATATAACCTATAAATATATAATACAATGAAAACAAACAACACAACCCGCCCAAATGTAACCGTAAATTTTAACAACGTTGTAAGCGCGTATAAAGCAGACGCACGCACCCTAAACCGCTTATTCAGGGACCTCAATGCTCAGGCAGAAGGATGTGAGGATACTAAAAAGGTTCTTGCAATTATCTGCAAGGGGTGCAAAAACAACAACGAGAAGAAGAGCGCATTTGTCGCGTTCTGCAAACGTTATACAAAGTATGCCAACGACAACGGCCAAATATGCAAAATGCGCAAAGTTGCAGGATATAAAGAGATACAACGCGCGTACATTAAGGAAACGTTCACTTTTGGCGATTTCCGCGGGGCATGGTTGCTGTGGCTTAAGGATGTCAACGATACATACCAAGCCAAGATTATCAGTTTTGCGACATTCTATAACACTAAGGGGTTGCCAATGACAGCCGAACACGCTCTTAATATACACCGACTACAGCAACGAGAATTGAGAAGTAAACGCGCCCTTACTAAGGATACACGCGCGGAAATTGCAACCCTTCAGGCGCGCATTAAAGAATTGCAAGATACCTTGTTATAGGCTTTTTTGCTCCCCGTTATGGGGGGGCGCGTTAATGCAGGGCCCCATATGGGGCGCGGTTGCAACCCCGCGTAAAATGCAGAGCAACGCAACGTTCATTGATATAACAACCTTACAAGGTTACACGGGGGCGGGTATCTTATACCCGTTGCACCGCGGGGGCGGGTATCTTATACCCTTAAGCCTTGCAATCTAGCAACCCGTTAAAATCTGCTGTAAGGACTGAAAACGCGCTAAATTGCACCCGTTAATATAAGGTATTAACGCGGTTTAAATAGTCGGTTTAGCGGGGTATTTTGGCACTTTATACGCGTTGTGCAACGCGTTGCCAAATACCCGTTGCAGGTATCCAATGCCAAACTCCCAACGGGGGGGCGGTAGGGGAGAATTGCACCCGTTTTGAAACGTGCACGGGGCGCAAACGTACTAAACCCAAACGGGGGCGGTATGGGTGAGCTATGTCCGTGTGTTTGAGGTTTTCCCGTTATCTTAGGTCTGCAATGACTGAACGGGTGAACGGATACCGAACTATTAAGGGAGGTAGGGGTACTTTGTGCCCGAACCGAACGAGGATAGTCCGACCTTGCCGAATCGAAGTAGGTGAGGCGCGAGGGTATCGTATAGGAGAGAGTGAGCGAACGAAACACAGAGATATAGGGGAGAACTATATCCGGACCGTCTTGAACGGTTGCGATACGCACACTTGAGATAGTGTGAACGGGTTTAGTGTAGACTATATCCTGTGTGTTTTTCATAATAATACAAAACAGCAAGGGCATACTGTGCCCGAGCGACAGGTGTACGAACGGCCTGTGGTTAGGAACTGTTCGTTTCGGGGGTGGGGTACGAGAGTACTCTGCCCTTTCTAATTTATAAGAGTATGATAAACTTAAGAGAATTACGCAAGAGAGAGCCTGAGCGGTTCTTTATCTTGTGGCGGCAGCAGGACCCGATAGGATTCGGCTTAGCCAGAATACGTGCGAGTTACGAGGAAGTAACGAGTGCGAAGAAAAACGGAAGTGATGACTATGCCCGTATGAGAGCGAATCATATTGCCCTTGTACGGAAGTGGACTGACCTGTGCGGTTTGGAGGCCAAGCAGGTACGAAAATATTATTATGTATAACCAGCCCGAATGCGGACGGGGGCGCACCTGAACGGGTGTATTGGGTCCGAACGATTATGAGAAAAGAGATGCTACTTCTTGTAGCTGTGTTGTGGTCTGGCGAGGTATGCGAGGCTGCATTGTGTCCGAACGAGAATGTTGAGGATGCGAAGAACGCTGTTATTGTGAACTACTGCTTACCTTGTGGAGCAGTTAAAGAGTGGAGGATTGAAAAATGAGACGCAGAGAAGTATTGGAGAACATTGCCCTAACTGTGATTTTGTTGGGCGGTATGTACTTAGTATGTTTGGCTGGGTACTTGTTTAACTAAAAACGATGTATTATGAGTGAATTTAAGACCCATGCCACCTTGTGCTTGAGTAATTTTGGTGGCGTTGCTATTGAACTATCTGATACGGGGGAGGCCGTCAGATACAAATGGTATGATAATAAGCCGAGCCGTTGGTGCAAGGTGTATTACAACCTTAAGGGCGAACCGTATTTCAAGATGGCGGGCAAAAGGTACTACCTGAGCGAATTTATGCGGGTGTGAAGCCGAACCGGGCACGACTTGGGAGAGTTGTGTCTGGACGAATTAACTAAAACTGTATTGTATTATGGAAATGATGAACAAATGGGTATACTTCTGTTTCAATTACCCGTACGACTTTATTGAGCAGATTTGGGGTGGAGAGTATATTTGCGACCACCTAAAGGGTAAATTTCAGATGTACTATGACCTTGTAGGCAGTACCGGCGTGATGAACAAGTTTTATGCGAACTTGGACAAGACTAATCAAAGAAGGCTGCTGCAGTGGGTTATAGATAACTATAACGATGAGCAGAAGTTGTAAAGCAAGGAGGGTGCGTAGTGATACGTGCCCTTTTTCTATTTAACCAAAACGATAAGAAAAGTTATGAAGACAATCAAAATTGCTCCGAACCTTGATGAGATTGAGGTAGGGGCGAACTATGTTTCTACAGAGTGGAACGGTGGTATCAGGTACGAGGCTGAGGGATTGGACCGGTACAAGGAGGACTATCTGAAGCAGTGTTTCAGTACTGCGATAGCTATGAGTGGCCGACCATGGCAGCTTGAGGCTATATTGAACGACCATTTAGGATTGAAGGGAGTGGTGAAGTAGAACGAGGAGCCGAGGCAGGGATGTCTTGGCTCTTGCAATTATTAACCAAAACGATTGTATTATGCTAAACAGAAATGTAATTGAGGGCGTGGAAGGACTACGCGAACTAATTATGAGAGAGATTAGAGAACATTTGGCGGACGAATGTGAGGGCGGGCCGGTGGATATTGATATAAAGTTTAATTTGGACGGTAACGCAGAATATTTGCGTAGTATTCAATTGGACGAGGATGGTGAAAATGTATTGGTAGTAACCGATACGGGAGTAAACGAGTTGTTCTTATATTCTCTTGATGAGATGATTAAAATTGTGGATGCGCTGTAGTACTGGACCCTACTTGGTGCGAATCAGGTAGGGTTACTATTATTAACCAAAAACGAACTATTATGAAAGAGATTGAATTAGGTTCCGATGGGGGAACTATTGCTCTTATGGAATGGATTAGGGCGAACAATTACCCAGCCTTAGATACAACATTTTGTCGGTCAGCAAGCGGATACTATACTCTTATAGTATCTTCTTACGAACCGACCGAATTTGATTTAGACCTTTCCGATGGGGAGTGGTTTGAATGGAAGGGTATGAAGAGGCACTTTTGTGGTCTTCCACGAATGTGGGTGATGTATATTGACGGGTATTGGTATTACGCAACGCCTTATTGATGAATGACCCTACTTGGTGCGAATCAGGTAGGGTTACGAATTTTTAACCAGCGGCGAACGGCTGTGCTGCGCTCCTACGGGAGTTTAATGGGCCGTGTTGTATTATGATGGAATATGTTAGACCTACAGAGATGATGAGACTTACTGTTATCAATGGTAATGTTTGCGAAGGAACTATCTGCGGAGTTATCTTGACTATCGTGGAGGGTGATATTGTAATGGACGGTTACCGATTTAAGCACAATGGCAAAGGGATTATCTTGCCGGCGGATCAGGAGTTCTATTTTGATGAGAATACATTCAAGTTAGGGCAACCTATCATTCCTGACTGCTCTTGGAACGGCCTGTACAGCCTTGTTGGTTGGGACCGTCCGACCTTGTGGTACTACAAGAATGGTAAGGCAGAGCCATGGAAGTGGAAGAATGAGCTTATTTCTTGGGAGATATTGCCTAACTATAACGCTAAGTTGTTGAACGGCTTTATCCCGGATGAGTTATTCGGCGAAGAGAAGGATGTCTATAGTTGGCACGACCTTATCGTACATAAGGATAACGGGGATATTGAGTTTAAGAAGGCTCCGCTATCTGTATTGCGATTGAATGATAATCAGCAGAAGCTGTTTGAACAATTTAAGGCGTTACTTAAAGAGATGACCGATGCTGACATGTTGATTGTTGAAGATAGGGACCGCTGCGAACTGGCGGTATTGAACTGCAGTGAATACAGAGTAGAGTTCGAGTGCGGCAACGATTTCGAACCGGCATTTCCGACAGATATGCAGGTTGTTATCCGTAATCATACCTATTATTACGGGGATGGTAGTGAGCGAATGAACATTTACAAGAAGAAGTAGGTAAACGAACGGGGGCTGGTGCAGAGATGTGCCGGCCCTTACTATTAACCAATAAAATGATATTATGAATTACGAAGAGATGTACGAACGAGTTAAAGCTGAACTACAGACTGAGTACGACCTGTGCTATGTAGATTACCGGGACTCTTTTAGTGTCAAGATGGTAGCTGAATGTCTTGAGCGAAAGAGTCTTCAACCTTTATGGGAGGAAGACTGCTACTGGGAACATCGGTCTGATGCAAGTTTTGATATTTTGGACAAGATAGGTCTGAAATTATATAAGGATTACGAGTGGCTTGAGTTTAAACAAGAGTCGTATTTGTACAATGACCTGCGTTACTTGATTCAGGAACGTGATGTAAGCGAACCAGAGAAAGACTGCTGGATGCAAACGAGGGTGGATGGCAGGGTGTTACTATTCAGTAATTATGACTGCTGGGTTCCGCCGTATGATGCCGGTGGGTTGGATGCTTTTCATGACTACCTTGAGACCGCTATGAGAGTACTATGCTTGAATCCTAAGAAAGTTAAGGAGGTTTGCAGTGAGTGGACGACTTGCAGAGGTAGGTGGCCGAATTACCATTGGAGAGATGGTAAAGAGGTGGTGAGTTATGAGGGATTTAGCAAGATATTGCGAGAGTCTTGTTCTTACGGCTTACTATGCTTTGTCGGCAAGATGAATATGAGCGAGTTATGGGATAAGATTGATAAGCAGGATGAGTTAGTTATCCCTAAGGGAACCACTGTAACTATGTTCAACCATTGGAATGGTGGTGGCAGCATGGATGATTGTAAAACTCTCAGAGATGTATCTTTGGGAGAAATGAACCGCAGAGCGCAAAAATGTCTTGTGGGAACCGAGTATGACTTCGTTGAGCTTGAGGTAGATGAGAGAGGTTGCTGTAGAGGATATAGTACCGGTGAGGTGTATGGTGGTAGCTTAAGCGATGATGACTTGTTTTAGTAAAACGCGGCTGTAATAGGGATATTGCAGTCGTGGCGAGTTATTAACCAAAATTGATGTATTATGAAAATCAGAGAAATCAAAGCAAAGGACGGTGCAAGAGAGTGCCGTATTTTCGTGAGCAGTTGTGTAAAGAACGAGATTGATGATGGCCGTATAGTGAAGGGCTATTGGTATATTGTCAAAGGCGGACAGGTCGGACGATTTGTGCGAGAATATATCAAAAGCGGTAAGCAGCTGGATAACCTTGAGGATTATGATGTGTTCAATATCAACGGGAGCTGTGATACCAAGGAGTATTTTGCGGAATTGCTTGCTATGTAACGAACGGGACCCCGGCAGAGATGTACGGGGTTTTGCAATGTTTAACTAAAAGAATGTATTATGACACACGAAGACCAACAGAGGTTTATTGAGCTTGCTAAAAAAGCGAGGTATAATGAGGCTATGGATGAGCTGACCACTTTTGTATGTAATCATGTCGGAGAGGGTTTTAGCGGGCCGGACGCCGAGCGAATGGCGGACGACTTCGCACTTCTTGCGGCTTGGATATATGACCGGCTGAACGGCGAGAATCCAAGGGCAAGGAGGAGTGTAACGAACAAGATTAGGAAGGCGCTGGGGTACATACCTATGCAGTAGTGAACAAGGAGGATGCGGGGAGGCCGGCATCCTCTTGCTATTAACCAACTAAATTTTATGTATTATGGAAAAAGAATGGACAGAAGCAGGTATTAAGTATGTATTTGAAACTATCAAGAAGTGGATTAAGACAAGAACCTTCAAGACTCTAAAGAATGGAACCATAGGTGGCTCTATGACGATTAAACAAATGGAGAATCTTCTTGGCTTGCCTTACTCGAGTTCCGGTAGACATGCGGGATTATGGATATGTAACGACGTTGTATACTTGGACCTTGAGTGTAAGTATCATATCGCTGGGTTCTGTATGGATGTACGAGGATGCGTCTATGCTGAATGTTTTGATAAAGATGAAAACGAGTTGTTTATACCTATAAATAAGTAAGTTATGACTATCAAGGAATTACGAAAAATGTTCTGGACTGAAGTAGCCACAGATGAGATGCGTAAGGAGTATCGCAGTAGGAAAACGCAGAATGACTATTCTACCGATGTACGATGTGCTTGGGTGGATTTTACTGACCATGCAGTAAAGAGCGGGTGGATAACACAGAAGCAGTGTGATGAACGAGCCACCTTGTAACTATGCAGCGACCTCGCAGGGATGTGGGGTTGTTGGCGAGTATTAACTAATTAAAATATGTATTATGAGACGACAAGTAGAGAAAATCCCTTCTTGGGCTATAAATGCAATTATTAATAATGATTGTACAGGGTTGGAATATAGTGAGATAGATTTAATACAGAGATGGTTTGAGGATACGGGCTATGACTATGTTTGTACTCCGGATTCGGACCCGTATTTTACTAATTACCCTGCATTTGGACTACCTTGTGATGTTTATGACTGCATCTGTGTAACCTTGTAGAGCTGACTCAGCCCGAGTGGTATTGGGTTGGGTTACGAGTATTAACCAATAAAAATTATGAAAATGGAACTAACATTAAAAGAGATGGCTCAGATTGAGAGAGCTAGAGTAGAGGCAGCTAAGAAAGAAGAGGAGAGAATCCGTGAAGAACGACTTAGGCTAAAGACGGAGGTTGTAGATGTGTTATTCAATGAGATTAAGGATTTTATCTCTACTGTGAGAAAAAGTGATAATCCTAACAATCCATACCTTTTTATACCTATAAAAGGTTATCCTCTTGATGGGCTATGGGGGTATACAATATACCCCGAGACAACGCTTGACTATTTCATTGTACATTATAGAGATAGTAGTTGTTCTTACGCCTTCGACTATGAGAAACGCATGAATAAAAGAGAGTTTGCGGAGAAGGTGCTAAGCTTGTATTTGTAGAACCAATCGGGCGTCAAACAGGCGCTCACTATTTTTAACCAGCACCGGACAGGGAGCGTGCGCATCTTGTGGAAGATGTTAGAGGCCTGTTGAGTATTATGAAAAAAGAGAGCGAGAAGCTATTGAACGAGATTTATGTAATGACCGAGGACCAGAAGATTAAGGACAAGGTGTTGCAAATTTTAAGGATTGAAGCGCCTCAACCGAACGGTAAGTTTGATTACTTCAAGTATGTAAGCAAGGAACTTGCGAGACCGATTATGACTGGTGTATTCCATGATAATGGTTTTAAGGTTGCGAGCGATTGCCATATTATTGTAGCTATTAAGGACTACTACGATATAAGCGAATTGGAAGGCAAGGTCGTAGGCAAGGACGGCGCATTCATTGAGGGTAATTATCCAAAATGGAGGACTGTTATTCCTGACTTTACCTCTAAGATGCATGATTACAGGACTGAAACGGTTAAGATTGATTTTGATAAATGGGCCGAGTTCATGAAGGCATATAAGGCTGATAAGAAACTAAATTTAGAAAAGCGTTGGGTTAAGATTGGAGAACAGTATTATAGTGTGGATTTGTTCAACTTGCTTACTATCGCCATGAGGAGGATAGGGACGGATGAGATTACTAATTCTTGGAGTCAGTATGGTGGTACTGCCGGCGTATGCAACGGGAGCGACGGTAGTATTGCACTCTTGATGCCAGCGATGAGAGCGTATGACATAGATGATGACCAGTTTTACGTATTCTAGCAGTATGAGGGGGCGTTATCCGAGAGGGTGGCGTCTCTGCTATGATTAACTAAAAAAAGAAGTATTATGAAAAAATTTGAAGACCTAACAAGTAGTGAGTTGTGGAAGTTAAGAGATGAGATTACATTAAACTCTATCTATGTAGCTGACTATGAGAACTCTTTCCGTTTTAATGCAAAATGTATCTGTGCCTTTTTCGATGGTTATGTAGATTACCTCTTTGAACTAGCTGAGGAGGATAAATTCCCAGTTGACGATGAGTTTGCTGTATTTGATAAATACGACACAGAAGATAATCTTTATAACTGGTTTTGCTGCTATGACGATTTGTCTTGGGTTGAGAGCGATATCAAGGTATTCCGCTTCTCCCAGACTTACAAAAAGACCGTTACATGGCGCGAGTATTACGATATTGAGGCTGAATCATTGGAGGAGGCTTTAGAAAAGGTTGAGGAGTGTGATGGCGACTTGGATGACTGCGAAGATGCTGAGTTTGTTGAGGCCGAACAGGAGGAGGAGAATGATGTCGATGCATATCAGAGACGAGACATTGATACCATTTATGACCCGGACGGAGAGGAGGTGGAGTAGAGCAAAGCAGGACCGAGCAGTGATGTTTGGTTCTGTGCGATGTTTAACCAAAAAGATGTGTATTATGATAAAAAGAACTGAAATTAAGAAAGCTGTATCTGACTTGGAAGAGATGCTCTATTTCTATGTAAAAGAACAACTTGAAAAGAACGGTGATATTGATATCTCCGTACAACTTGTTAGTAATGATTTTGATTGTTACGAAGCACAAAGACTCTTCTTGAGTGAAATCGGCGAACCTATGGTAGCCACTGATATGGAGCACCTTGAGTTTTGGGGTCTTAACCTTGAGGATATGCTGGTGATTTTTGAGAATATATGATAATTAACCCTTACTTGAGCGATTGAGTAAGGGTTACGAATTATTAACCAAAAAAACGAATTATTATGAGTATTAAAGAAAAAATTGAACAGCAGTTTATTGCAGATTTTGATTTGGATATCTTCCTGAAATTTGTAGAGGACCAATTAAGGAAGCATGGCAATGCCGAGATAGGATTGGAATTTGATAGGTCGAATAAGTCATTAAAATCAGCTCCTTTCCAAACAGAGGGGTATTTTACTTCTAAGAAGTGGCCTACTTTTGAAAGAGCGCGCAAAAATTATTACTGGAACTCTAATTGCCAAATACCGCATCAGTTAGTCCCGTATGTCAAAAAGCAGTTAACGGAGCAAGGACTTAAAACTTCGTGCAAAGGGGCGTGCGGTTACGATACCTATGACATTCTTGTTGTGACTATGTAGCGAACTGGCAGGGATGATGCGAATTATCTCTGCTTACCAATTATTAACCAACCCGAACGCGTGAGGGTGCTCCGAGAGGAGTTATGGCGCGTATAATTATGAAAAATAGTCAAGATTTGTACGCTATGTACAATGTTTTGGTTTCTGATGCCAAGGAGAGTATTAGGGACATCTTGAGTAAGCAACCTAAACAGAGGGTTATAGTGGATATGTGGGTTGTTGCGGATTATCACGAAGGAGCTGAAAGGGAAGCTGTTACCGGTATTCAACTAAGGGATGGTATGATAGAGCTTATCCTTCCCGACGGCGACATTGTGAGAAGCAAAAACGTATTGAACAGCGAATGGCTCTACATCTTAGAATGCGTTGAGTATGAACTAGCTGAGAAGGAGGGAAAGTTATGAGCAAAGTAACATGTCTCTGCTATGGGCAGGAGCGGACTTTCAAGAGCAGGAAGGCTGCTATAGACTTTTACGCTGAGGCGATGTTTGCAACAGAGGGAGCTGAATCGGAGAGGTATAGAACCATCTTGAGTAAACTGTACCGGGGCGATAAGGTGTGTAGTGATGAGGAAATCAGTTGGGCTGGATTAGCTGCGGCTGGAGAGGAGTTTTACCAGCAAGTAGAGGAACGGGGAGTTAAGTTTCGTGATGATGAGCACGAGCAGGAAGCTCTGTTTGACTTTATCGAGCAGGTAAAGATGTACGGAAGAGCGGAGGTGAGGTAGCGTATGCGGAGTCGAGTAGAGATATTCGGCTCTGTACTATGTTTAACCAATTAAAAAATGAATGTATTATGAAGAAATGTGAATCATGGAGCGATGTAGAGCAAATTATAGCTCCTTTTGTCAAGAGTTATTTTAGCATGGACGACGAGGTTGTACCGACATTCAAGGATAGTCTTGCACGGGTAGGAAATTCCTTCACTGGATATGACAGGGTAGTCTCGTTTCAGACTAAAGAGGGTGTTATCGGCGAGGTTAGGAAACCGGTAACGAATGGCTATGGAGAGGCTTATAGAGATAGATGTAAAGATGGGTTTGTGCTGGGACTTCTTGGTAAGAACAATAAATGGATATATGGCCCTGTAGAGCACATTAAGAGTACGATTGAGCTTGCTAAGTAGTATTACTCCCTTGAACTCTGACAGGTTCTTGGGGGACGAATAACCAATAAAAAATTAAGTATTATGATAAAATATGTATGGGTAGATGACCGAATTACTGGTAAACATACCTATGAAGTTGATATTGAGGATTTGCAGGACCTTTTAGATTCTCTTAATGCCGTCATATATTATAAAAAGGTTTTTTATGAGAGGCTGTCTGATGTTCCACTAGAGGTTGAGCGTGAGCAAATCTGTAGCTATGGGCTTCCTACTAATCTTTATATCACAATGGCTCCTACTATAACAATAGTACCAAAGGGTACTACTATAAGGAAATGGTACATTTTTGAGGAGTTTGTGTTTCCTAGATAAGATATAGCCCGCCTGAGCTTTATCAGGCTTGTTTGTTTGTTTGTTTTCATAGCCCCGTACCGCTGGGAAGTGTTGCGGGGTACAATTATTAACCATTAAAAGAAGTATTATGGAAAGACCTAAATTTAAAGAAGAGCGGATTATGTTTTATACTAAAGCTGAGTTGAATAGAGAACTCTTGTGGTGGGAATGTCGACTCTCTAATCTTAAATCTGGGATAAAAGATTATCGAGACCAGAAAGACTGGGAAGTTAATCAGGCTATAATGATGGCTAAGCATGCCATACAAAACACACGGGCTTTGTTAAACTTAAATTTAGATGAGTATTATTTGCAAGGTTCAAAGGTGGTAGCTATTACCACTATAGCAGAGAAGCGTGATGACTTAAAGTATTACTTCACATGAAGTGGGGTAATGCACTGATTGTTAACTAATTAAAAAAAGTATTATGAATAGAAAACCATGCGTGTTTATAAAGGAGACACAAGAAAACCCTACAGCTGCGGTGTTGGTTGTACGGTTTGATGATTTAGACAAGATAGGTCATACTAGATTTGAAATAGATGGTAAGTTACACATTCTTACCCATCCTACTACTGCCGGTATAGAGTCTATCCTACTCAGGAATATCTTGGCTATTAAAGGATATTCTATTATAGATGAGAGAGATTTTGTGTGGGAAGATGGAGCCATAGATGTTGAATTTGTAACTGATATGCCTTATTGATAAAGGAGGACGAGTAATGGATAAACAATTTTTAGACTTAAAGACGCGGATAGAAAACATGTCCACTGAGAAGTTCGTGCAGTGGATGAACGAGGTGTTCTTGAATCGTAATGACCACGGGTATTACTGCAAAATTCACGAGGTAGATGATGATAAATATTGGTCGGACTATATGCGACCTATAGGGGCTGAGATTGCCATTGGCATCGCGAATGGTGTCGAATGGGGCCGTTTTAATCGCGGAGAGAGATATGTTATGTATGTAGAATATGATGATAATTTCATCACTTTTGACACCAAGGAGCAGTTCTTTAACGAGATTTGGCCCTTGGATGATATTATTTATGAAATGAATTGTAGGAGGTAATATGAACAGAGCCGGATGCATACAGTTTACCAAGGGGTATCAGGATGATATCTTCTTGGATATAGGTAGTTAGGTCCAGATGAAATCATTTAAGCTGGGCCTTGCTTTTGATATCCTGAATAACTTGCCTCTGCAGGCATATAACTTTGATTACGGGTATCATACAGACTTGTCTCCTTGCGCCCTATTCTTCAATCCTATGATGCTGTACCAAGCCATTCAAACAGTAATGACGAGTGTGCAGATACGTTCAGGTGTTGGGGAAGACGGCGTTCTGGTCCGTAACAAGAAGGAACTTACCAAGGCGATAATTGCCGGACACAAGGTGATATACACCGTCAAGCCTAAGTGTAAATCTCTGGCAGAACAGGCTGAGTTTTATATGGAATTATGCGAGTATACGGCGGTGATTGAACGGTATATATACAAGGTGGCAAGGAAGAGGATGTTCAAGATGTTTAAAGTTATGATGAGTGGGTCGGAGCAGTGATGTTCCTTCCCTTCCAATTTTTAACTAAAATGAAGTATTATGGAAACGAAAGAATGCAAGCAATGCCGAATAACACGCCCTTTGAGCGACTTTTGTATAAGGTTTGGTGTTATATCCAACACATGTAAACATTGTGGAAAAGCGTTAAGGAGGGAACGAAAGGAGTTTATTAAATCTATTATGCCAGCTGTGCTAAAATTAAGGGAGGACTTAAGAAATGCCATCAGGAGATAGACCTGCAAAGAAGGTTGTTTGCGCTATTTGTGGCGTAGAGTTTTGGACTACGGGTACTAATACAAGGTACTGCGATAATATCGCTTGTCGTAATGAAGCATCCCGGATTTCTGCTAAGAGGTGTTCTGAGAAGAAAGACGCAGATAAGATGAAGTACAAAGATTTGTATGACAAGGTTATAAAGGACGGTATAGACTGGGATTTACCAGCGACTTTGGATAAAATTACTGAAGCGATTAAACTCGTAGACGATTTATCTAAAATGATTAATGGTAAGTATTTAAACATGTCTATTACAGAACTAAAAGAAGCTTTGGTCATCTATAAGACAAAAAGATGTAATAGCGGTACATTAGAAACGGGTATTCCTGAAGTAGATGATTATGTAAGAGATAATATAATGGGTTTTATCGACTCATTATTTGATTACCAACGCTATTCATTGAAAGATATGGTTGATTGTTGCAGCCGTTTATATTTAGACAATACCCCTAACTATACATTATCAGAGGAAGATGCTAATTCTGGTAAGCCTTATAAATACTATGAGATTGTATATTTGAGCGAATTAGGTAAATACCGTTTTCGTCAACTCAACGCTGGCGGACTTATAGAGGACTATTCGGGTAAGTGTTGTAATAAAGAGTGCCCATATAATTTTGAACCTTCTTATAAATATTCATGGGAAAGGGGTCGTGGATGTTCTCTCATCTGCAACCAAGATGGCTCCCGCAGGTCATCTATTACACAAGGACGTTGTTCTTTATTTATAAGGTGTGAGTATAGAAGGCTGGTGGATGATAAGCAGAGAGCTATGAAAGCCTGTAGATATCATATTGCGAGAAGGTATTTAAAATACACCGTAGATTTTGAAATTGTGAGAGCTTTACGAGAGTTATTCTTTTTAGAAAAGCTTCCTAATAAGAATGTTTCATCTCGTATGGTAAAACTGATTAGAGAAAATTGTGAAACTTTTATAAAGAAAGATTTTTATTCTAAAAATAAGAAACTCATTGATAGATATAATTACTTACACAAAAAAACATTCTGAATTATGAAACCAGTAAACGAAAAATCACTATTACATCACTTGTTTGAGCAGATGGATAAATTAGACAAGGGTGAAATTACTACCGAGCGAGCTGTTGCTCATGCTAAATTAGCAAATGAAGCCACGAAATTATTCAAGCAGGAAATGGACCGAGCAAGGTTGTTTATGGATTTGCAAGACCATGCAGCCAAGACTGGTCAAATGATTGGGCTTAGAGAGTTAGCGTCAAAAGGATTTGATGATACGACCAAGGTGATTGGGTAGAACAAAGAGACTGGGACCTAATCGTCCCTTTCTCTGCCATTTTTAACCAGCACGGAGCCGGTGTAGTGCGCCTAAATAGGTAATGGCCGGATGATTTATGAGACAACAATTTGTGCAGTGCAGGTATCGCTACCAAGCATTAAAGGAATGCCCTTGGAGTAGTAGGGTTGCAAAAGTGAACGGTGGCTATATGTGCTTTGAATCAATTAGTGATTATTATACATGGAGGAATCAGAAATGAACAAACAAAGAAGAAAGCGTTTAGAAGATGTTGTGTCCCGCCTTGAGGAATGCATGTCCGACTTGGAGTTTATCAAGGAAGAGGAGCAGGAGGCTTATGATAACCTACCTGAGTCAATCCAGTACTCAGAAAGGGGCGAGTTAATGCAGGAGATTGCTGATGATATAGATTATGCCATTAGCGATTTGGACCAAGTAATCGATAGTGTTAATGAAATAATAAATAAATAGTTATGGAAACAAAAGTATGTTCAGTGTGCGGTCAAGAGTTACCTCTTGAGGATTTCGTGAAAAATAGTAGATGCAAGGATGGGTATGGGGCTCATTGCAAGAAGTGTCATAACAAGAAATACCCTTATCATTATAAGGATAAAGCGAATAAGAAGGTTGAAGTTAAGGATGCTCCGGTTGTCTCTGATTATGTAAAGAGAGAACTTGAGCAGAATAATCTGCTCGTCATTCCTCCACGCTTACTTATAGCAGCGTTGAGGTATCACGGTTATCGTGGTGAACTGCAGAAAGTGACAGTAGAGACTGTCGTTATTTAGCAAGGGCTGGTGCGACGGCTTACAAGTATTAACCTTAAAAGATAAATGATATGGAATTATTGGAAACTATTGCTTACGAGCATGGATTGGATTTGATTGAAACGACTTCGGATGGAACCGGTTATCCTCGTGATTTGAAGTATGCTGTTATCGGTTTTGAAACCTTTGACGAGGCTCAGGAGTTGGCGGACAGGTATGGATTGACTGTTCGGGAGTTTACCAGACGTGATGGTTGGCAGCTTTGGGTGAGAGGTGGAAAGATGTTCGGGGAGTATGATTATGAGAAAGTAATGGGCGAGGGGTATCCAAACGAAGTTATTAGAACGTATCGTCATACTGATGCTGAAGATGTTATATCCGATTTGAGAGAGCACCTGCAGTATGCCAGCTTGCGTGATATGAAAATCCTGATTGAGAACGCTGAGGAGGTCTTAGAGAAGTTAGATGGCTGTCAACCGGATGAGTTTATTGTAACATGCGCCGGAGAGTATGACGGCACTTATCATTGCAAAACCATGTCCTTCGCCTACGACTCTTCCCGATACGCAATCGGAATTGCGGAGTAAAAATAGGGCCGAGATGGCGAAAGCTGTCTCAGCCCACTTTTGTTAACCAGTGCCAAGCGGGGTGCGCACGCCCTTTTAGGGTTAATGGCCCGTATTGCCTATGCAAGTATTCATTCCTTATGCAAGTCCGTTTGATACGGCAATGGCATTAAAAGGAGATAGACGCTTCTTAAAACAGATTCAAGAAACAAGACAGATTCTCTCTGCTATCTACGACCCGACAAGAGGATACGCTAATCATCCTGTGACTAAGATGTACAAGAATCATACTCAATGGCTTTATCTGTATCTCATGGTGTTTGAGTTTGTCAGAGACAACAATCTGATATCAGCCCGGTTCACTTCATTCTGCGCTGACAGATGCAGACCCGAGTGGATGACTGATGAGCTATGTGACCAGCATAAGAGACGCCTGTATACCAAGAATCCGCAGCGTTACCCACATTGGGCTCATCTTGGTACATCGCTGGAAAATTGGTATGTAGTGAACGGGGAGGTAAAAAAGTACATTAATGGCAAAATAATTTTGCAAAATAAAAACTAACCTATTAACTTTGTAAGAAAATTTGAGATATGACACTATTGTTTATTATATGGGGAATCGCGTATTTCTGCGAGGAACTGATAAATGGAGGTAAATAGTATGGTTTACGCGTATTATCGTTATTCTACAGGCAAGCAGACTGAGATGCAACAGGAGCATAGAGTTCGGGAATACTGCCATAACCGAGGCATAACTATCGACGCTGTGGTTATAGATAGAGCCGTAAGTGGAGCCATATCTATAGAAAACAGGAATCTCGCAGCGCTGATTGGAAAGATGAAGCCGGGGGATACATTGATTGTTTCAGAGGTATCACGTATATCCCGTTCTATTGGGGACTTCTGCGAGTTTATATTGGTTGCCATGCCTAAGCTTAAAGCGAGGCTAATCGTCTGCAGTATGGGTCTGGATATAGATTGTGCTAATATGTCCGGTATGACGCAGATGCAGCTGATGATGTTTTCATGCTTCGCTCAGATAGAGCGAGAGCTTATTACGGACCGTATTCAGGCGGCAATAGACGCTCGCAAGGAAGCCGCTAAGGTTAACGGTGGTTGGACATCCAAGTCCGGCAATTACTGCACTCATTTGGGACGGGATTCGTTCAACGACCCTTCAGCAGCCGGTAAGAAATCGGCATTCAACAAGAAGAAGAAGTTTATGAAGGGTATGCGCCCGGTAGCGGAGCATATAAGGTTATTAAAAAGCACTACAGATTTGGATAATCTACGAATAGCTATTGCCCTTAATAATGCCGGATTCAGAACTGGCAACGGAGGTAAGTTCCATCATTCACATATACCTAAAATACTGAAATATGACGAAGAAGGTATCTATTACGAAGAAGCAGACTTCATGTAAGAAATGTAAGGACTGCTATTGGGTTATCCCTGACATGAGCAACTTGTCAATACCGACACAGGAACCTATAATGGGTTCCTGCCGGTTCCAAAAATATAAAGTATTACTTAATCAAAACGCATGCAATGAGAACTTTAAGAAGAGAGATGAACGATAAGGAGAAAAATGAAATAAACTCCCTTATTAACAGCTATTTTGTCCTTATGGAGGGTGCTGATATGCTCATAAGGAGAAGTGAAGCTTTGTTTAACAATTTTGGACAAGGATGGGATGGTAATCGAAAGATGAGACACAACCGTATAATGCGCCATGTGTCCGCATTAAAGCTGGAGCTGGATTCATTCTTCAAAGACTATGAGTGCTTCGGTAAGGGCGAGAACTATGTAACCAAGTATGACATGATGCGTGATGCAGCTTCATATATAACAAGATTGACACTCCTTATAGGAGATAGGACCTGCAGGGAAGATGAGAAGAGAGTTAGGCAGAATATCTGGGATTACATCTATTACTTGCCTGAGCAAGGGTTGATTACTGATGAGGCTTTGGATAAACTTAAAATGAGGTAGCGCAACAGGTGGAAATAAAATTGATTGAAGATAAAGAGAGCAGTAATGAATAGTGAATTATCAGAAGGTATATACATTATCCCAAAGCAATATAAGGTTATTGTTAGTGGAAATGAAGTTCACGTCCTTCCTCGCAAAGTGCTTAAAGAATATCGTTGTAAGGACTGCGAGTACAGACAGGAGGGGTATGCCACGATAAACGCATATCATAAGTCTTGGGTATGTAAACAACGCCCCAAAGAGATACTTAACCCAAATTATTGCAATCAAACTATATTCTATTGTGCTCCATATTATGGGAGGCCCTGTAAGGAGTTCAAATTGAAAGGAGGTGATAGTCATGAAAGAAGAAAGAGGTAAAGAATATCTGCTACACCCTATAGACCAGTTGCAGATGTTGGAAATGCAAAAGATGGATGCAGTGCTGAAGCAGCGCAAAGCAGAACTTGCGAGAGAGTTCCCGTTCAAGAAAAGAGGATTCAGGAAACATGTAAGATGATTATGAAAAACTTTGAATTTAAGAGTCAAGTGGCAACGAGCGTAGAACAAAGTAAACGCTTGTTAGAATTAGGTCTCAAGAAGGAGACTGCGGATATGACAATCCATATCAAGAAAGATAACTCTTGGTATGTGACCGCAGAACCTTTCTACGAATGGGAAGATGATATGAACACTCTTCCGAGTTGGGAAGAACCAGAGTTGATAATCCCCGCTTGGAGCCTGCACAGGTTGGTTGAAATGATAAATTATCCTTCTAATATAGATGCTATTAAAGAATTACTTGCTGCAAAAACTATGTTTAATGATAGATTATATGATAGGGTAATTGATATAATTGAATATCTTATTAGTAATAATAATTTTAACAAAGATTATCTGGAGGAGAGGAAATGATAAAAGACCAAATCATAAACAAAGAACTACAAGACATTCTAAAGCAATACCCAGATGATGCGATAGTGAGTATTGAGTATTGCAACATTAGAGAGTTGAAGTATTACGAAGATAAGAACTTAATTGTAATTAATTAGTTATGACTGCAAATGAAGTTATACACTATATGAGGTATGGCGTATTGATGAACACTCTTGATATACCTGTCAAAGTAAATGGTAAGGAGATAACTGATATTAAGTTGGTAGGGAGCAATGAGGATGGTAACTTTTATTTTAATCTTAAAACTGAATAGAAATGAAATATAGGATTATAAAAAGGTCTTTTGGTTCCATAAATGAATATATGCCTCAAAGAAAATGGTTAGGCATCTGGTGGAATATATCTACTTTTTGGTGTAAGTGTTACTCAACTGCTGAAGATAGAATTTTGGAATCAAAAGCAAGTAGACAAAAAAAGATATACGAAGTTATTTGGGAGGAATAAAAATGAACGGAGAAATACAAGAAAGACCAACAAATAAAACACCTATGATATATACAGGTGGAGATTTTATTACTCCTTATCCTATGACTGAGGAGTTTATTAGAGAACTTGCAGACCTATACAATAAGTACGGGATAGATTCAAAGTTGAATATGCGAGATTTCTTACTTGCAGAAATGTCTTACAACTTCCTTGCTGTAATGCACAATACAATGCGAAAAGAGAGTGAGATGCAAGAATCCAACGAAGGTCGTGCACTACTATACGCAGTTGAAAAGACCGCAGAGAGGACTAAGAGGGAGATGATTGAAAAGGCGGCGGAGTGGATGCGAAATTTTAAAGATGGTCAAGGTAATTTTCCACTATACGATTATGTCGGGAATCTTAAACAAGCAATGGAAGATGAAAGCAAGTGATTGGATTAAGGTAGAGGATAGGTTGCCAGAGATATGTGAGGATGTGCTTTTCTCTTGGGTTGGTAATAGTAATGTAAGGGAGTATGGAGTTGGGTATTATACGAATCTTTACATAAATAAAGAAGGGTTTATCTTAAAATACAAAGGTATCATACCATTAAAGTTTGTTGATTATTGGATGCCTATCGTACCACCAAAGGAAGATTGAGTATGAAAGACTGCATAGCATACGATAACGGTTGTTGTAAGACCGAAGAAGCACGATGGGGATTCCCTTGTGAGTGCTTGAATGAATATTACAAGGACGGTAAAAATTATTGTGTGGAGTATGAGCCGAACAAAGAGACATAAACTAAAGTAAAGGAGAATGAGTTATGAACATCACGTCTTTTGCTATCCGTCTCTATTGGTTCCTTAAAGATATTGAGGTCCCGGATGATATCAGTAGGGACGAAAAGGAATATTTAATGGATATTGCATTACAATTAATATCTGGAAAATCCCAATGACACCATTTTTATCTTATATTTGCACCGTAGTATTTTTGCTGATTATGCTGGCCGGTGCAGCGGCTATACTAACCGTAATATTCAGCATAGCAGCGTTTATTTTTAATTTAATTTCAAAAGATGAAGAAAGCAGATTTGAAAAGTAGAGTAGCTAAGGCTACCGGCGTAGAGCATCACATCGTAGGTGCTATTGTTGACGCAGTTTTTCACGAACTAAAAGAAGGATTTGTTACCGGCGAGAAAATGGAGTTCCGAGGGTTCGGGACTTTCACCAAACGCACCTCTGGAGCTAAGGTCGGTAGAGTTATTGCCACCGGAGAATCTATCAATATCCCTGCCCGTAATACTATTAAGTTCAAGGTGAGCAAGGAGATTTTAAACGAGATGAATAAATAGTTGAAGAGGACTCATTTAGAGTCCTCTTTCTCTTTGTTTTCACATGCGCAGCCGGGGCATCCACCACAGCAATGTTCGCAACAGCAATCATGATTTTCCATGGTCAACATTCGTTTTCAAGCACACAATAAATTTTCTGTGTCAAATCTCCAACCAAGTAGGAAGCCTCTTCGGAGAATACATCTATACCGTTAGCCTCAACGATATGTTTTGCTAAGTGGTCTATCTCATGGGCCGAGGAGTTCATCAGTTCATCAAATGAGCTCGCCTGACCTACAACAAGCACGCTCACTCTCTTTATGTAATTAGAATACGTCAAACCCTCGTTTTTTCGCCCATTTTTAAGACTTCTCTTTGCGTTGTATAGATTATCCCCTTTACATCCGAAACTCCTTAAATAAGCCAGAATTTCATCCGAATCCGATGGGCGGCTATAAAAGAATATATACACCGTCCAGTCGTATTCCCTCAAGTCAATCTTTGCTTTTTTCATAATTAAAGCATATCCTCCCACATAATAGGGATGCCTTTTGCGATACAGTCTGCATAGAAATGAGTAAAAGTCTTAGAGTCATACCCATCCACATCGCAGATATTATCTTTTATATGCAAAGCCGCCTGTTGCTCATCCTTAATAGAGGACCCGTAATAGTCGGCTTTTATCATATTGTAAAGATAAACCGCATCGTAGCCATTAATATCTTCTATCTCTACACTGTGCTTTTTGAGAAGTTCATCCACATGGTCTTTACTCGCAGGTTGGATTTTGACCATTTTCTCAGAACCCTCTGCTTTCTTCTTCATATTGGATACTGCCCATTTGCACATCTTAGGGCTGAAATGCCAGCCATATATGGAAAGGTAATCTTCCATTCCCGAAGGGAACACATCCCTCGCATCAAGTCTTTGCCTACACATAACTCTAAATGTTTTAAGAGAGGGGCGAACCCCTCTCCGGTTCTAAATGTATCTTCCACGAGAGTCCCTACGTCTTCTCTCACCCATATAGTCCATATCGTCCCAGTCTTCTTTCATACCGTAACGATTACCATATCTAGAGCCACCTCTGTGGCCCATCTCTTCCATGGCTTTCTGGTATCCGTGCTCACATCCTTCCTCGTAAGCCTCTTCAACCTCGTCTTTTCGGCCATAGCCTTCTCTGATTTCCCACATTCTCATAACATTACTCTTTTTTAGGATTAGAACTACGCTTTTCAGCCCTCAAGTCAGCAATCAGACCAGCAAGCTCTGTCATACTCTTGCTGAACACTTGCATCTGGTCTTTCAAGCTGTTTATCTCAGCTTGCTGCTGCTGTTTCTCAGCATACTCAGGATTCAAGGTCTGCAAGATAGTGTCGCATCCGGCAATCATTTCCTGATGGAACCCTACACTATTGATAAGGTCGATGCTCTTTTGCTTCATGGACATCACCTCTGCGTTCATAGCATCCCTACTTGTGGATATCACCTGCATTCCTGCCCCGCCAAAGTCTGCTATGTCTTGGTTAGCCGGAAGCTTTTGATATGTGATATTCTGTTCCCCTACCCTGACAACCAAATCCACCACCATCTCCGGAGCCTGTCCGAACTGCTGAGGAACTGGATATTTCGGAGTAGGCATAGAAACGCTTACTACGGTCGCTTTCTCAACAAAAGGTTTGTTGTCCTTGTGCAAAATATAAATCTGATTACTTGGTCTTAAATTCTGAAAAGCCATAGTTCTAAATGTTTGTTAATAATTAAAATGAACTTGTTGCATCAGCCGCCGCTGCTGCCGCAGGTGCTTCATAAGTCCCTACTAATTGCAATCTTCCTGTACGGCTATTGTAATAAACAAGTACTAAACTTGATGTACCTACCCCTCCTATATCGGCTACGGTAGCCTGCCCTCCTATTGAGTTAAGAAGTTGTACCGAGCCGAAAAGAATAGGCAGTTCATCTGTAGCAGTCGTCGGGATTGGCTGCTGTAAATCCACGAGCAGCAAACCTGTAAAAGCTGTATTACGGAAAGCCTCAAATGTGTATGTTACATTTGTTGCAGTCGCAGTAACACCTATACTCTCAATCCCTATCGTTCTGTTCAAGATAAACATAGTCTCAGAAATTAAAATGCGTTATTAAAGCCATTGCAGAAGTTTCCGTAAGGGAAACCATAACCGGCTCCGAAGCCATAACCACAGTAAGGAGCATAAGCTACATTAATACTGCGATTTACTGGAACATACTCAGGAGTCGCAGTGATTACCTCAGTCTTAGGAAGACGGCATTTAATACTCTCAAGCTCAGCCGCAATAGGGTTTGTAGCTGCGGCAATCATATTGCCAAGCTTATAAGTCTGTTTCTCCTCCTGAAGAGTAGCAATCTCTCTCTGAAGCTCTCTCTTCTCGATAGCAGCCTGACCAGCAAGAATCTGAGCAGTAGAATCCTTAATCGCATTCTCAAGAGCACAAGTCTGGTCTTTCTGAGCATAAGCTACTGATGAAAAACCTTGGCTCAAAATCTGATTGGTATTACAAAAACCTCTTTCTGTTAGGTAATTAGACTCAAGAATACCCTTCTCTATTGAACAGCAACAAGAAGCAATCTGGCTTGCTAGAGCGTTATTACCCTGCATCAATGAAGTGATAATCTGGTTAGTACTCTGACCCATCTGAGTACCAAGGTTACAAATCTGGGTTGATACCTGACCGATAGCGTCTCTTACGCGGTCTACTGAACAGTTAATTGACTGAGCCAACTGTGAAAGGTCTACACCGTTTCTCTGGATGGCTGACATAAGCATCTCACGCTCTGCATTAGCAGCTGCGTAATTACCATTGCCATTGTTACCAAAACCGAAGTTACCGTTGCCGAAGATGGCTGCTACTACGATTAGAGCCAAGATATCTTGGAACCCGTTACCGCCCCAAAAACCATTGCCACCACCATTGTTCATAATACCCATCAAGTAAGCTGGGTCAATACCTTTGCTCTGGAGCAAAGAAGGAAGCATAGCGCTTAGATTGCCGGCTCCCGAGTCAAAAACATAAGTTTTGTCTGACATAATGTTTTTTCGTTATAACAAAATTGAGTGCGCTTTATGGGAGGCACTGTTGTCCCTTGTTGCAACAATACGAAGGTATAACAAGGCAAATCGGGAAAAGTTCATTCTATCAAGAAAAAATTATTGTACTGAATATGTGAGTGTTACCTGATAGGTGTGAAGATAATTTTGCAAAATAGGAGTTAAATACCTTACTTTGTAGAAATTTTAAAAGAAAGCGGATATGAAAAAATTGTTTATTCTTATGCTCGGAGTGGTTCTGCTCGCGAGTTGTTGCGCCAGCGACCCAAGTAATTACAAGAAGTATGAAGTCAAATTACCGGATGGCTCTGTGGAGTATGTCAGAGCAGCGTATTGTCATGAACACGGTAGCGGAGTAGTAGAGTTTGGACCGGGACGCATCGTTATCTACAAAAATTTTGTTTCAATCAGAAAAGTGGAGATAAGAGCTCATGAGAGACGATAACAACTGGATGTTTGTTGCAGTAGCTTGTCTTGGGAGTTTTTTAATAGCCGTGGCAATGAGCTACCTTATAACACAAAGCGAACTGCAGCCTTATATGAAGCTCAAGGAGGAGCTAGAAGTTATTAAAGACAGTCTGGCTATCCAACACAACCATTTTCACATCACTATAGAGAAAGACACAATAATAACACAGAAAGTATGTATAGACTTATCATCACTCTCGCAATAGCATGCCTTATCGTTTACTACATAGTATGCTTCGCTGAGATTTTCGGGCTCATGAAGATTACCAAAAAGGGTAGTATCAAGCCATCAAAACTGTTAATCCCATTTTATTACTTATTTAAAAACTAAAACATTATGAACAAAAAACAATTAGGCTCCATCATTCTTGGAGCGGCTGTAATCCTTATGCTTTGCTTTGTAGGCAAGTTCGGAGAGGATGTGTCAAATGAGAAAATCGTTGTTAACCAGTTTCCATTCTCAGGTAAGATGGCGTACTGGACCACTCCGGGTTGGAAATGGCAAGGCTGGGGTTCCACCACCGAGTACTACAAGACTCAGCAGTATTGGTTCGGAGGTAAGGATGCGGACGGAAATGAGCATGGTACTCCAATTAGAGTTATCTTCAATGACGCGTCGGTAGGATATATCTATGGCTCCTTGCGAATCAAGCTCCCTACAAGCGAGGATAAGTTGGCCAAGATTCATACAGACTACAACGGAATGGACCGCTTGATGAATGACCTTGTATCACAAACTGTAGTAAAAGTAGTATACGCTTCCGGTCCGCTAATGTCAGCGTTTGAGTCTTACGCAGAAAAGAAAAACGACCTTATCGCTTATGTTGATGACCAGCTGACCAACGGTGTATACAAGACCTCAGTAAAAGAGATTGTAACCGTAGATTCATTTACCGGAGAGGAGAAGAAAATCAAAGTGGCGTCGCTATTCGCTGACGAGAACGCTCCGGGCGGATACAAACGTTCAGAGACCTCACCATTCGCGTATTACGGCATTGAGATTGGTCAGGTAGCTATCTCAGAGATTCAGTATGACGAGAAGGTAACCAAGCAGATTGAGACTCAGCAACAGGCTAACATGTCTATCCAGACCAAGAAATCAGAGGCATTGGCAGCACAGCAGGATGCTATCAAAGCCGAGGCTGAAGGTAAAGCTGCTGCAGCAAAAGCCAAGTGGGAGCAGGAGAGAATCAAGGCTACGGAGGTAACTAAAGCGGAGCAGGAGTTTGAGGTTGCAAGACTAGCTGCTCTTAAAGCGAAGGAGGAGGCTAAGAGAATTGAAGCTGAAGGTGCTGCTAAGGCTGCCGCTAACAGAGCATTGGTAAGTGCAGGTCTTACTCCACTTGAGAAAGCGACTATTGAGAAAGAGACCAAGATTGGCGTAGCTCAAGCTCTTTCACAAATCAAACTCCCTACTATCGTAAGCGCAGGAGGTCAGGGCGGAAACGGCAACACAGCCATGGACGCTATGGGCCTTAAAATGATGAAATCACTGGTAGATGAGATGAGTAAATAAAAAGAGGGACCATTAAGGTCCCTTTATTTTTGCAATATCCTCTTGAAATCTCGAAAGCGAAAGAACGCCTTGGCAGTTACTTTCTTCTCTTTAGGAAGCTTGCGCGACACATCATTCATCAGGACTCTCTTATCCTTATTGAAATACTTCGCCGCAGTATCATAATCAACCAAAGGATTCATAAGTGTCATCAGGAAATTACTGGCTGTTTCAGCCGTATTGGAATCTATATTGTCGAAAGCACCTGCCTCTGACATTTGGTACAGCTCTTTAATCAGGCCGCGGGACCTATCGTTTTGTTCTGACATATCTAACAAAGTCTTTAATTTGTATTCCGAAATGGATTAAGCATCCTATTATACCGGCTAAGATAAGTAAAATTGCTAATATGTTGGTAATATTGTAGAATGCAATGGAAGGGAAGGAGTCGTAGAAATAGCAAGAAAGTGAGGCGTAAAGCACGCTGAGTATGACTAAACGGTAATAGATACAGAAGTGTTCGTATAAAGAGATGATGAAGCAGAGGGCGAGAGTGAAATAACTGAAAAGACAAAAGTTGGCCATCCATTTTAAGTCAATCTCCAGTTCAAGTAACCAGTTTAAGAAATGAATGACTTGATAAACACCAAGCAAAATAGGGATAACTGCTATCAAGGGTAAGTATATAAATGCTAACACAGACCGTTTCATTTAACTCTTACTTTTATAACTTGCTTCAAACTATCGTTTTCTATTTGTAGAGAATCATTTTGCTCACTAAGAGAATCATTTTGCTCACTAAGAGAATCAACTTGTTTCTCTAATTCTTTCACTTTTCTATCCATCTCCTCATTCCTATTCCCCACATACACCTTTCCCTTGATTTTCTTCTTAAGTTCTTCAAGTGAAGGTAACTTTTTCAGCTTTTTCCTTTGCTTTTTCGCCATAACTAACTATATTTGCACCGAACAATGCAGGTTAAATAGTTTTTTAAGTTATCCCCGCCGTTTTCGCAACGGTGGGGTTTTTATTTATAAAGAACGGCCCTCAAGTGACAAGCCTGAGAGCCTTATTTAAGTAGTCTATATGGCTATTTCCATTTTGGAAACACCCACTAAATCATCTCCCATTGAGGTATTCCATCCTTCTTGCCAATACATCTCAACTTCTCGCCTTTTTCTGTCTCAATGATGTCGCCAATCTCAGTAACAGCATTAAGTTCTTCCTGTGTCATTTCAATCTTTTCCATACTATTATTAACTAAAATTGTATAAAATTATAACTTATTCCTATTCCTATATACGGGTAAAATCCTTCACCACTTATAGCGTATCCTCCTTGTATGCCTATTCCCCATTTTTTCGGCCTCTCCCGCACATATTCGGTTTGGGTAATATATTTAGTCGTAATTCGTGGATAGATTCTTATTTCTTCCAAGTAAGCGTTAATACCGCTAATCTTTGCGTAGTAGGTGCTATCCTTGTACTCCTTAACCTCTTGGAACAACATCTGACCGGCTAAATAAATAGTGTCTTTCAATATAACTGTATCTCTTACCTCCACCCTATACGGCACAGGCTTGGGAAAATATTGCGTATCAATCTGCACATCAATCACTGTATCCCTCACTATTTTCATCTCTGGCCCCTTTACTGGGCTCTGGCACGATTTCATTAGCATCATACCGAGCAAGGCCCCAACAAAGAGTAGCAGCAAATATATACCCCCAGTCCTTACCATTCTCTGATTGCATTCTTAAGAGCCTCCTCAGCTTTATTTACCGCATCCTTAAGACGCTCTATTTCCCGCAGCTGCTCTTCGCTTTTAACCGGTGCTCCTCTAAGCCAATTGTTATAATTGCAGTGTACTACACCTAACATACTGCATCGTAAAGCGTAATCATAATACTTCCAATATTCACCGCGTGGAGCATCCTTCTCGATATCTACCATCATATCTGCAAGAGAGACGTAGTAGTCACAGATATTAGCTACCCCGCCAATATCTATCCATTCAGCATCTCTTACATCAAACTCATGTTTCTTACAAAACTCAGCGAGATATGCATTACAAGCATTCTCGTAATTACTTCTTAATGACTGAACCATTGAAATCCTTTTTAAATAATTCAAATTCTGCTGCTCGGCGCCTCTCGAGGCCTTTAAGTTTCTTACCTCTGGATTTAACCCACATCATCCACGCCTTGCGATACTCGTTAATATCACTGATTTTATAGTTAATAACCTTACGGATTGTAGATGTACAGAAATTACCTGAGCCTATATTGTATACCAGAGACACAAGAGCATCAAACTGACTTTGTCTAAGAGGTGTGCTGACAAGATGTGATACAGCCTCCTCAGCTTCTCGTAAATCTTCCTTGAGGAGGTCTTCTGCCTCCGACTCCAATATGGAATCTCCAGCCCTAACGCCACGAGTATGACCATAGCCTATAGTCCATACACCTCCGGGGCACAGATAAGCATTCTTTCGGAAGCCTTCAAACTCCTTAATTAAATCAATTCCTTCCTTACTTGTTTTCATCCTTTCGTAAACAATGTGGTTTATAAGTTCCTTTTTCTGGCTTTCTATTAGGACAAGGGTCCACAAAGCATACATTCACACTGGTAAACCCAAGAGCTTCCTCAAGCGCCTCCATCCTGTTTTCCAATTTCAATAAACGCCTACTGAGTTCATAGTTCTCGGACTCCTTCTCTAAGTTCTCCTTTCTAGAATCAGCAAGACGCTCCAAAGCCTGAGAAGCTATCTCCTCCGATGCCCCGATACGCCTATGGTCCAAATCAAAATCCTTCTCCTGTGTCGATATATGCTCCTGAACAGTATGCTCTTTCTCCTGTCTAACTCCCTCTCTATCCATGCGCGTTTTATAACGCTCCTGACGGACCTTGTCCCAGAAGGTAAAAAGCGCAAGTACTACAACTAGTATCTGTTCCCAATCCATGCAATAAAGAGTAAATTATTATACAACAAAGGTAATAATTTTTTACGGCTAGGCAAATTATTACTATCTTTGTGATAATAATAATTTTATACTGTATGAAAATCACAAATAATCAAGTGTTTGTTGTACACAATTTCCTGTCTGGCTTGAAACTCGGCAAGTTTGATAAGGATATTCGTGTCGCTATCTACAAGAATGTAGGCGAATTGACAACTGCGGTTAAAGCAGTTCAAGAGAAAATGGAGGCTTCCAAAAAAGAGCTTTTCAAGGATTTGGAAAAGGATGCACAAAAAGTGGGTGCTTTGCGTGAGGAATTTAACAAAGAGGAAACTACCAAAGAAAGACGAGAGGCTATCGTAAAAGAGATTATGACCTATGAGGCTTTCCTTAACGCAGAGAACGAATTTAACAAAGTAGCCATAGAGTTCGGTCAAGATGAGGTTGAGATAAAACTTATTGCCGTAGACTTCGGCAAATTCATAGATGGTTTGGTAGATAGTGAAGTTGATTTCACTGCACCACAACTGCAAATGATATCATTTCTTTTTAACAAAATAAAATAATATGGTTGGAATTTTGATTAACAGTAACTACAAGTACGAGAATGTTGTACTTGAGGGCGGTGAGAAAGTATCCGCAAATCAAGTGACCGTTGAGAAAGATAAAGTCGCAAGAGTAGAGGGCGGTAATGTTACCATTAAAGATGGCGACAATACTCTTTCATTCTCTTTCTCTATCTACAATTACGGTGTTGATGGTCGTAAAACTTACAACCTGAGCGGTGTGCCAGAGGGCGTAGATGGTCAGGCTATCGTTAAGGAATTTGTAGAGTTCGTTGAGAACGATATAGTTTCATAATGGTTTTTAAAAAAGAAAAGGGGAGTCTTAATTGATTCCCCTTTTTTTTTCGTTTTGTAACTATCAATATGTTACTGTTACACTCGAACTGAATGATGTTGCAGTCCACGCTGAACCACTTGATGATTGATACTCAAATGTACCCGTAACAACAAATTGGTCTTGGCCTGTTGGGAATTGCACATAATTACCAATCAACTCAAACAAAGCAGGACCATCATAAGTGCCATCTGCCGTAGTCTTTGCAATAGAAGACACCGAATTACAAGGAACAACTGTCCCAGAAGCAGTTTTAACAGACCATCTCACTTGATATGCTGCTGCACTATCCCAACTATCCCCCCTAGCAAATGTATATTGCACTTGGTCTTGATTTCTGTATGTGTATTTAGTTACAGAGAAAGACTTGATATACTCCATCAACTGCCTTACAAACTTGACTTGTTTATTTACTTGCTCAGGGCAACTTATAAGGGGGTGACTAAAGTTAATACCAAAAGGATTTACCCATTCTGTCTTCATTGCAGGTGTCAGTGTTAATGCTGTTTCGTTCGCAAAAAACAATGTTACTGGCCTTAAAGTATCCTCATTGTATCCATAGATTGGAGATACTGCTGGTATAGTAAATGATGTGCAATATGTACCATTATATAAGATAGGATATATTCCACCTGCGGTATTGTTAATACAGCATCTAATATAACTGCCAACCATTACACATAGGTATATCTTACTATAATCAGCGGAGCCTTGATAAGCGGAGATAACCTCTGCTAAATCAACAACAGTTGTAAGGTCTGTCCTCCATATAAGATTGACAACTTTATTATCGGTATCATATCTTATTCTTTCCCCATCAACTAAGCCATATCCCTTTAGTGTTGGACCATCATACTCATATTCGTATCCCCAAAAATCATCCACTCTGCGAGGAGATGTGCCGATAATACCTTTCGGTTTACCGACATACTCCCAATTCGCAGTATGGAGTTCTTCGGGCCGTTGCAATGCTGCTCCAGCCCTAAGACCATATATAATACCATCACCATTTTGCTCTTTTGTACCTTTGAATTGAGCGTGTGATAATGGCGCATTCTGGGGATAATCTATTGGTTTATGGATACTCCACTTGTTGACTTTATTACTTAATACGCTATCACTAAATATTTCATCGGTGCTTTGCCCCACTTGAAAGAATGATGCTAACTGTGCTATTGTTACGCTTGTGCCGAATGTTGCCATATTATGCCCTCCTATATTGTGCTAATTCTTGTTCTAATTGATTAACTTTTTCTCTTAATAGTTGCACCTCAGTCTTAACTCCTTTAACCTCTCTCGCAACGGAAATGCCTATACCAACTGCCAAAGCACCATAATCAAGATGGTAGAAGTCTTTATTGGTTGTATTAACAGCATCCTTGAACTGAGTATCCAACCAATACTGAGCAGATGTACCTAAGTGTTGTTCCTTATCATCTCTGTCAGTCCATTTGAATGTAAACAACGGAGCATTGACTATTGTTTCAAGGTCTATCTGCTTGTATGAGGTAATATCCTTGTAGCGGATATCCGAACCAAATGCACCACCACCTGTGGCCACAAGATTGCCGTTCCCATCTATATAAGCAATATCTGTATTAACGCCATTGGCTGACCGGTAGAATGTTAGTCCTTTTGTTGTTTGGGCATAAAGACCATAATCCCAATAGTCATCACTTTCTGTTCTTCTTAAAAATTTGAGTTTTCTTGAAATACTTGATGTTCCTGTAGTATCGTTTAGTATAATATCTCCATTTGTATGTATATTAGAACTTACTGTAAGGGTATGCGACATTGTTACATCTCCAGACTGAGCAATCACAACACCTATTCCAGCATTTGCACTACCACTATTAGGCCTTAGATATATACCTTCAGCAGCATATATACCGAGACCTCCAGCACTTGATAAGCCTATTCTCGCTAAATGACTGCTTCCGAATAAAATTCCAACATCATTAAAAGCACTGCTACTCGCATTGTTTAGTACAAGTCCGTTACTTACATTAAGAGACTTAATAGTTCCTGTCCCATAATAATCAATCTTAAAAGCTGTAGTCCACCCTCCGTAATTATGCTGCAAATACCAATCTCCTCCGCTAACAAAGGTTTTCCAATCAAAAGTGGTAGTATAATCATCAATAGCTCCTCGTTGAAAAATCAAAGCTGGAGAATCTCCACTCTCTGAATAAAGAGTTAAATCACCTGTGGCGTAATTTACTAATGCTTTAGGAGCATACCATAAACTATTACTCTTATTAGTTAGCACAATGGGCCTATTGATATTATCTGTACCAGCTTGACAAAGAACTGTATTTACCGTAGGAATATCAGCAGCCACCAATGCTCTAAATGTAGCAGCCCCATTGCCACCATTTGGGGCTGCAAGGACAGTATTCGCTGTTCTTGAAACACTCGCATCATACCAAGAAATAGTTTCCCAGATAGGTGCTCCTGTACCAGAACTTCTTAAAAATTGACCGCTACTTCCTTTTGTTATAGGTGCATAAATATCAAATGTTGTTGGAGTGTTGGTTGTACCAGCTATATTCCACGATGTGCCATTAACAGTGGCGGTTCTTGCATATACCCCCAAAGCCTCCTTTGTAAGATTTCCGCTATCGTATATCTTATATTGCTTTCCTGCTGAGAGGTTGTAGTGATATAAATTATCAGCATTTGTTCTTATGACAGTTTTATGAGCAGAAGAACCGACAGCCACAACAGCTTCACCAGATACGCCTGTCCAAGTATTTGAAGCACTTAAAGGAGCAAGAATACCATTGCCAGCATTATCATATATGCCAATATTACCGCTTGTAATATTTAGATTTCCTGTTATTGTACCTCCTGTAAGCTGTAAATACCTATTATCTACAGTGGTTGAATAATTCCCAGTATGTAATACTTCCCAAGTTCTAGGAATACTAGACGCACTATTACAATACCATAACTTGCCATCATTACCTAACATTAACGCTTTATCTGATTGTATGTTTGTAATAAACACGCCAAAAGCTGCAGCAGAGTTATGCCCTATTAGGGACGTATTTACTCCTTTAGTCCTAAATGAAAGGGTAGTGCCTATTGTTCCGTCGGTATCTAAAAATAAAGCCTCACGACTAGTACCATCTTTTACAGTACCACCAGACAATTTTAGATATCTATTATCAGTAGTAGTTGAATAGTTACCTTCATGGATAATAGCATTAGCATTAAAAGATAGCCAGTCTTTATATATAACAACGCCATTCGTGCTTCTTTCTCCTAAAGTAACATTACCTCTTAAATAAATATTACCAACAGAATACACTCCTATCCCTCCACTAGAATCTGTACCTATTCTCGCTTGTTCTACGCTATTTAAGGTTCTAATAAAAGACAATGCTGTCTTATCATAAGCAGCATCTGTTCCCGATGAAAGAGTTAGAGGACCTGTAAGAGTGCCACCACTCAACGGCAAATACCCTGCTAATTTACTATCAAGAGTAACACCATTTTGATAAATGGTAGTTGCATTGAGAGTGCCGTTGACGTCTAACTTATAACCATTATCATCAGTAGTGCCTATAAGGACATTGCCATCTTGTGTAATTTGCATTAAATCAGATGCACTTGTTACCCCTCCTCTAAATCTCAAACTACCTGAATTTGACGCAGAAATACCCCACATCCCTGCATCATACCCATATGAATTTACAGTGGCTAACCATATACTTGCCACATTTGAAACACTAACTTGGTTAATTCTTATGCCTTGAGTGTATGAATTTACATTATCTTCTGTTATATGTAAACAACCATTAACTGCAGCACTACCATCAAAACTCTGACCCCAAATGGTTCTTGCAGTTTGTAGTTTGGTTGCACTACCAGCATTGTATGAGCCTATGTTGCCAGAGTGTATGAGAGTGTTAGTATTATATACAGGAGTACCATCATCTTTTATGCTCAAATATGATGAAGAAGCAAAGCTATATAGATATGTTCCAATGCTACTATCCCATCCCATCTCAACTTTGTTTGCACTCTTACACTCTATGCGCATTGCAACTGCATATGTAGTTGCATTTGAGTTAATTACTAAAGGAGTAATAGCACTGTTATTACTAATCGTTCCCCCACTCAAAGGCAAATACTTCCCACTCAAATCTGGGATATGGCTACTATGGATTGTCTGAGTGCCACTCGCACCCAAGATATTCCATAGCTGTGTTTCATCAATACCTCCACCGCTCGGCACATCTCCACCGCCACCAGAGCCTTTACCGAATGCACCGCCACCATCAACTATAAGGTTCAATGTCGTATGAACCGCTTTATTCTCCTCGTCATAAGACCACAGTTTTCGCAATTCATTGACATACTCCAGAATACTACCAAGTGTTGCATCTACATCTCCACTAATCTTTATGGCGCCGCCCAGTGTAATCACACCATCCTTATCCCAACTTATGTCTCCACCGGCAACGCTACCAGCTCCATCCTTATCCCAAGTGATATTACCCCCGGCAAGGTATCCGGAGCCATCAAACCTGAATAGAGACTGAGCATATTTTGCAAGCGTATTGTCAGCTTCAATATCAGCCATAGGACCACCGTACCATGCAGCTATGCCACCACCCTTCTTGGTTGCATCGTATAATCCATTGGTTCCACTCATGACGTTGAATACACCATTTTCGGTATAACCAAGCATCAAGAGTGAAGATTGTATCAGACCGCCCTCTGTAATCGTGCTTTCTCCTAAAGCTCTGCGTAGGTAGTCATAACCAGCAATCAAATCACTTGCATCCTCAAAAGCTTCTTTCGCTTTATCTTCTGCATATTTTTTTGCTTCCTTAAGATTCTTCTCAGCCTGTTCTATACGAGCCTTTTCCTCTTCTGTTACAATTCCGTCCGCGTATGCTCTTGTTTTCTCATCAGCTAGTGCAATTGCGGCATCTGCAGCTTTCTGAGCAGCATCAATAGCATCTTGCTCCGCTCTGGTTATCTGCTTGTCAGCTTCTGCCTTCGAATAAACATCATCTATATTAGCTTTAGCTTTTTCAAGTTCACTAATTGTATCCTGTATGGCAATTTTCGCGTCATCTGTATATTTTTCACTTGCAGCCTTAGTATCAGAAATACTCTTATCTAAAGCCGTCTTGGTTGTAAGTATACTCTCCTCCAATTCAGCTTTAACGGCGTCACTATACGCATGAGAATCATCAGCCAAAGCCCAATCACTAGCAGCATAGCTACCATTCTCGCCTTTAGCTTTCACGCATCGTTTCAACGGACTATTTTCTCCTCCGGCCCAAAGGTCTCCCAAGTCATAGGGAGGATAAGGCGTATCAATGAATACTCTACGTTTGCCGTCAGCCGTATCCAGAGCCTTCTGGGCGAGTTCTAGAGCTTTAACTACTTCTGAATCCTCTATTACAGCCCAATAATAACCATCAGCCAAGGTATACTGAAACCTGAAAGCCTTACCATCATTAGTATAAAACAAGTCTCCAAGATGAGAATCCTTATCAGTATCCGTTACCCAGTCTGAAGCGGGATAATTGTTCAATGTAGGAACCTCCTCGCCAAACCAAGTATCAATAGCTCCATCCATCTCGTTACGGATATTCTCAAACTCCTTAGTAACCTGCTCTACAAACTCCTCATAACCCTCCGGTGTAGCCTCATTGATAGCCTGTTCCAAATCTCGTCCGTCACTCAGTTTAGTCCCAACTTCCAAGCGACCTTTTACTTGAAGAACACCGTTCTCATACTTAATGTACTGAGTCTGCTCTCTATCTCCTATATAACCAGCGCCATACACCTGAAGCCAAGTCTTACCACCAACACGACCTATATTTACACTATCTTTGTTAGAAAGTGTAAAATCAGTTATATCATCATACCAAGTGACCAGACCGCCGCCATCATGTGTCTCATCAATCATCAGAGCTGCTTGTCTTGACTTGTCAGCACTGTTACCCAACTGCGCGATATTATCACCTACAACAGGGTCAAACGAACCCTGCATACGGTCGGTTTTGCTTATATCAATATAATCTGCCCCAATTGCAGTAACACGAGCCCAATACTGACGTATACCGGCATCGGTGAACCTTTGAGAGAATGCACCATCATTTACCGCAAAATAATTACGGACAGTACCGTTCTTAGTATCAAAGTAACACCTCCAGCTTGTCCCGGCATCTTCCACTCTACTTACGACCATACCCGCTGCAGAGAAAACTTGCTTGCCGGCGCTGTAAGAAACTTGATTGATAACAACTTCATTAAACCTTGCTCCTATACGACCGACAAGAACATCAGCCTCAATAACTCTGTTTCCATCATCGTCGGTATACACGCCAAAACCTTGACCTTGGATATCTCCGGCACGGAACCCTTTATCGGCGATTCCTTCACCTAACTTTATATTCTTTTTAAACTCCGTAGGAGAGTAAGACACATCAGCAATACCATCTTTGCGTACAAATGTACTACTCAAAGAACGCACAGCTTCCTGTACTGCGCTTCTATTGCTATATACCCTTTGAGTCAGCACATTTACTTGACCTTCCAAAACCTCCACCGGATTACCGCTGGCAACAACAAGGTCGGAGAGTGTCAAATTCCACTCTGGATTGAGAGAATTGGCGTTATAACGCTTAGTTAATGATTGAATATATAGTGAGATATACGAATCCCCAATAAGAGCAACATTTCGAACCCTTATCTTAGCTCCTGCTTTAATCTTGTCAACCTCTCCGAATGAGCTACAGAATATCTTACTCGGAGTAATTGTAAATGATGGGAACTCCTCATCCTTCATCGCCAGCTGCTCTTCCAAGTAAGCATTGAGACGAGCCTCCGCATCATACACATACGGGTCATAAGGCATAGAGATATTGATAAAGAAGAAGTGGTCTCCGGGCTTAGCGTTCTGTTGAGTATTAGGAAGATAGGTGTTAGACGCCTCCAATTCAGCCTCAGACTTCTGAAGCGTTAGCCTCCAGCCTCCTTCGATAGGTTTAATTGCAGTAGTAATGACTTGGTATAAGTTATCCGAATCAGAACTGAAACCTACAATTCTGAACTCATAATCTTCGCCGGCAAGTAATCCATCAGAGAACATTACCGTCATATCCTCACTGACCGCACGAGGCTCCCAAACCCTATAAGTATAATCCTCATCAGACTCATCAGCATTGCGAGCAATACCCCACACATCGCGTATCTCGATATCAAATGTCTCCTTCCATTCACCTTTATCTGTTGCTCGGGCATACTCTTTAACTGTGGCTCCAGTCAACCTTGTATCAACATTTACCACCACATCACTAGCCGTAGGGTCGTACTCAGCCCTCTGTATATTGGCACTCCACACAACATTAGCCTTAAAGCGATAATCGCCGGAAGGAATATCATCCAATTCCCAAAGGTAAGAATCAGTATCAGAGATAGTTTGCGTGCGGACAACCTCACCAGTAACACTGTTAGCAAAATCTACAAGTTGCAACTCGGCTGAGCTGCGAACAGTACTGGTAGCACCAAACTCTACCGGCACAGGAAAACCGTCATCTCCGATATATGAAGGCGACATAGTAATACGAATCTGCGCAGTGTTGATAGGATTCGTCACTTGGAAGCGGTCAGTAAAGATAGTGAACTCTATACCACCACGACAATCCTCAAGATAGTTATTTTTTGGACTATTGCCGCACTTACCTGAAGACGACTCCTGCCCTGCAGCGTCTATGCCGATAGCAATGGTATTCTGCGGCTCCTTCACTCCGTCAACCAACACTTTCTCCACCGCAAGAACCTCATCTAGCCTAACACCGTTACGAGTAGCACCTTGCAGTGTCGGGAATATCTTCTCATTAGGTTCTATTGCACCATAAGAAATACCCCACAAGTCCTCCTTATCCGACAAAGCATAATCTATCGGAGCTATATGCCTTCCAGCAGCCTTATCCGATACACCCTGATTATAAGCCCAAGTACCTGAACCGGAACCTGCATTGTAACCGCGAACATAATCACGATATACCTTAGGCATCAAATTCTTAAAGAAAACAGCCTGTAAGGAAGAGTTGGTATCCGGGTCGCCAGCATGGAAATAATCCGGCGGTAAGTTTTTCTCGGAACCACGGCCCCTCAAACGTGTGATAATACGCTCAAGAGGATTGTTTCGTTCCACGCTAACTAAACCATTATCCTTGCCGTACTCAAATACATGCTCTATTTCTATTTCCTGAAAGCCTACCTGAATCTGTAGCACATTACCGGCACTGCGGATAACCCATCGTACACCGTACATCTCATAAACCTTGATAAGCACGTCCCAAAGCGTAGCATTATCAAAAGATATTGAGATAGCATTACCATCTTCGGTATAATCCTGAGGCAGTACCATTCGCCACCTATCACCCATATAATGGCGCAAGTTAAGATTGAAGCGGTCTACAAACTCAGAAAGGGTAGCATACAAAGGAACATTGTATGAACTAGGCTGCGGATTGCCACTACCAAGCTCTACAAAATCCATAAAGGTATACCTTTTCAAATCCTCACGCTCCGATTTGAATACAAGGGTATATGTCGTAGAGAGCGAAGATGTATCCTTCTTACCGGTAGGTTTGCGCACCCCAAGGTAAAACTTCTCGCCGTTATACACCACATACCAGTCTGGGTGGAAATCCTGTTCCTCGCTAAAAGAAACAGTAGCTGATATAGAACTCTCGCCCATATCAGCATCATTAAACTCAAACACACTGATAAGCTTGAGCTTCTCGTTTTTCTCGTTGTATAATGTAATCATTATCTTATATCAGTTAAAGATGTTGGGTCATTGACATACAGAACAAAGTCAAATACGAGCAGACCTTTCTCACCTTCTATGGTATAGGTTTTCTCGTCCCATTTCTTCGCAAATCCCTTCATTCGCACGTTCTTATAATTATTGAACAGCTCTACTTCTTTAGCAACCATAACGTCCGAACCTTTCTCTTGAGTAAATAGACTGCTAAAGAAATCACGGATATTCTTATTCACAGTGTCCTCATTAGCCCAACACCCCAAAGAAATCTGATAATCAAAAGGCTGCTTAACAGTTCGGCGGTCAATCTCGGGAGCCGCAGACTCCGGGAACTCCTGCTTATCGTAATCCCTTATAGGGGCCGTCACACGAGCCGGAGATTCCAATAAATGAAAGTCATAAGTATCTATCAGGTCAACCTTCTCGCCTCCTTCAATACTTATCTCTATGCTACATAATCTTCTTACCATGACATAATATATTAGTGTTTATGCTTTTCTCTTATTTTAAAGTTCTTGGAGCCTGTTATATTTATCTCGTAATCACCACGCTTATAAACAATGCAACGCGCCGAGCCTCGCAATTCTATATTTATCTTACCATGGTCATAGCAATCAATAACCAAGTCACCACCATCCTCTACGATTATATGAGCCTCAGTCTCCAATCCAAAATATAACCTCGTAACAGCATTGGTAATTATACCAGCCTTGCAATTGTTGAATATATAACAAAGGCCAGTTGCTCGTAAGGTTACGAAAGAGTCAATATAAACACCCTGTTGCCGGGTATCATCATCATTAAAATACTCTTTGAGAATAGTAAGAGCCGGGTAATGACGCTCTAAACACCAATCCGGATTAGCTTTATAGTATTCTACCAATGCAGCTTTATTCCACCCGGTATTCCACCTGTCGGTATGCTCGGCACACAACCCAGCTCCCACTGCTTCTGTTTTTAGTTTTATGTTCAAGTCACCCATAGGACAAAGTTAATAAAATTTAAGAGAGGGGCAAAAAACCCCTCTCAGTTAATTGGATAATCTGGTATTCACCACTTTGCGTGACGAAGTGCCAGCAGTAGAGATTATAGAGTCAATCTTGCCGTTTAGAGTCTGGAGTTGTGATACCGTGTTACCAGTATTGGCGTTAATCGCCTGCAACTGGCTCAGCGACTGCTGTTGCAATGTCACAAGTTGTCCGACATTGAATCCGTTATCCCCGCCAGTCGCCGGAGCAACCGCCGCAGCCTTACCCTCAAGGATAGCCCTGATAGCAGCCACGTCATCCTTAATCCATACCTGATAATACAAGATGGAGTTGGCATAACCAGCAAGAGTAAGCACTGTCTCCTCTGACGCCTGAGCAACACCCTTGGCGATACCGGTGAGATTACTTGTATCTTGCTCCCCTAACTGACTACGTAACCCAAGCATCTCAGCCAAATGAGTCAAGTCCTCATCAATAAACTCGATAGCCTTGTTACCCATATCCATGATACTCTGCCATTCAGCCGGAGTGAGCTCAGCATCCTCATAAGCCTTATCAATAGCTGCGAAGACTGGCTCCAACCTTTTCTGCACCAGCTTGGCCATCATAGAGTTCTGGACCATAGTCTTCATCATATCTTTGAATGAAGCTTTGAGAGCACCCATAGTATCATCAAACGACAGATAAGCATCCAACCACGATTGTGCGAAATCTTTTGCGGCGTCAGGGAGTCCGGTTCCAACCATTTCCTCAGTTACACTGCGTTGCAACTCTCGTATTTGCTTCTGAGCATCAAGAATCTTGTCGGTGTAATCCTCAATAGCATCATCATCCCTCTTCTTGCCTTTACTCTGCTCAGCGGCTCTCTGTTTCTCAAACGCGGAAATCTGACTCTGAAGGTTAGCAATTTGTTGTTGCTGATTCCTTATCCAATCAGTGCCCACCAATCCTTCCTGAACCTCCTCAAGTCGCTCATAAGCGCGCTCAAGGCCTTTCAATAGCTTCTCCTGCCTCTCAATTTCCTTATTAGCAGCACGAACTTTCTTGTTAGAAAACCAGTTAATAGCAGCAAAGGCGGCGCCTAAAGCTAACCCGACAGCCAACAAAGGAGCCATCTCTGCCTCAAGAATAGCCACTACGGCAACCATAGCTGACAATACAGACGTCATAGTACTAAATCCAGCCTGAAAAGCTTTAATAGCCTCTTCTGTTTCAGGAGAGAATGCTATACCCAGCGATTCCGCTACTCCGGTTGCTGCATCAATAACACCATTGATAGCTGACTCCACTTTCTGAGACCTCTGCTGAATAACTCCAAGTGACTTCTCTAAATTATCCATAGCAGCAGCCTTGGCGACCTTGTCACCTTTCTTTATCGCATCGATGAGATTTTTCCAAGCATCCTTAAACTCTACAATAGGTTGCTTATCGAATTTAATATTCCTGAGCTTTTCAATCAAATCCACAAGCGACTTGAGATTAGTGGCATCAAACTGTCCCGACGCAAGCATCCCTTGCAGTTCAGTAAGCATCTGCTCCACCACATCCACCGCAACTGCATCAAGGTTTTCCAATTCCTTGGCAAATCTTTCCTGAAAATCAGTAAGGTCAAGCTTCGCAAATTCCTGATTATACTTACGCTGAATAGCAGCTACAGCATCAGCAATATAAGCATTCCATTCGGCTTGGTCAACGCCATCTGGAGCCTTAAGCTTAGTCACAGCGTCCATTTCTGATTGCATTTGCTGCCCCAATAGCTTTACTTGTGTATCAAAATCCCCGAACTTATCAATAGTCTTGAATAGACTCTCAACTTGCTGCTTATTAAAATCAACAAACGAAGCTAAGGCTTCTTTAAACTTAGGCTGGACATCTTTAGGAAGTGCATCCGCCAATGATTGCAACTTCCGTACGCTAATCTCACCATTACTGATAGCCTCTTCCAAATCAGAAGCATTCCAGTCTCCGGTCAAATCTATCTCAGTCGCAATGGCAGCTTTCGTAGGTTCGTTAGAAACAAGAATCTCAGACAACTGTCTCGACAATAACTGTCCCACATTCCCACTCTGTAACTCTACGCCAGTCACACCTAATGTAAGATTTGTAGACAATTCTACATCACCTGTAAGACCCAACATCTTTTCAAAGAACTCAGAAGCATCACGTTGCTGCCTTATCTGACCTGAAAGTTTATCAAGCGCAGCTTCAAGTTTTTCCTTAGCAGTTGCAAGGTCTACATCTTGAATTTTAAGAGCAATCTGCATAGCAAGACTATCATCCTTCAAATCCTGAGCCTTCTTAAGCATCTGCTGCAATCTCGCCTTGAAAGCAGCCGGGTCAAGGAAATCCACATCAGTAAGATTACCGTAAATCTCCTCAATATCAGCTTTAGCAGCTTCATCCGACATTAGTCTACGCAACTCGCCATATCTCTTATAAATCTTCTCTACAAGAGAGAGCTCAGATTTGAGATTATCAAGAGGAGTGGTGTCTACCTTGCCGCCAGTCTGAAGAGAGAACCCAGCAAACTTAGCATAACTCTCAGCATTCTTAATTATCTGTTGCTGAGTAGCCAACTGCTTCTGATAAGCCTCGACATTCTTACGAACTTCATCCGTCTGCTTTTGACTCTTTGCAGAAGCAATAGCATCTTGATATTCTTTTGCCCTATCGGTAGCATCTTTCCACGCATCGCGAGTTTCTTTGATAGTATCGGAAAAATTCAACGCAGCAAGCTCAGCATCCTTTAGATTACCAGCCTTCATAAATTTATTATACTCCTTTCGCCATAAAAGTTGAGCGGCAGCAGCGTCATCTGTAGCCTTCTTAAGAGCCTCTAATTCACGATTATACCCAGCTAAATCCTTCTCTAACCCTTCAATCTTTTTCTCTTCAGCCTCCATCATGGCATTCCATATACGTTGCTGGTCAACATCACTGGTAGAGTCTCTTCTCTCCTGCCATGATATCAAATTCCGCTTAGCAGTGGCTATCAAAGCTTCAGTATTAGACTTCTTAGCCTTTATAGCCTCTACCTCATTATCTCTCATAGCTTGAGTAACATTACCCCATGCGTCTGCAAGTTGCTGGACAGTAGCTTTTTCCGAGTCTACAGCCGACAATAATTCTGGACTCAAGGCTTTCAATTCCTCTATCGCCGCAACACGCTTCTTAGTAGCCTCTGTTACAGCATTCTGCCTCTCCTCATCAGTTTTATATTGAGAAAAAAGTTCTGGATAAATACGCTTCAAATCAGAAAGAGATTTATCTTGAGTCTTAAGGAGTATGTCGTATTCCTTGATTTTTTTAATAATACGCTCATAACTTTTATCAGCATCCAGTAAAGGTTTCTGAATCTCCTCTACCGACTTAGCTACCCTCTTGTTAGACTCTGCTGAAGAAGAAAGAGTCTCCTTATACTTGTTCCACAGGGTAATTGAACCAGCCAAAATTGCAGCAGTACCCGTAAACACTGCTATTAATGGATTCGCAATCAATGCAGCTTGAATCTTATAAAGAGAACGGGCAAAAACATTGTTAGCAGCAGCAGCTTTCAATAACGCCAAACTGTATCTATCATTAGCGACTCTCGCTTTATGTACTAAAGCGGCATGTAAATGAGCAGCCCTATTAGTCCTATCCATAGATGCTTTTAAGGACATTTCTGCCTTTTGTAATAAAGCCGTTGAAATAGCAGTACGGCTAGTGAGAGTACCTCCGAGTTTTACAGCAATAGCATACGCGCCCCAAGTAGCCAGCAACGGGTTTAACGAAGCAGCAACAATATCCAGATTCTTTGCGAGAAATGTAGCAGCCTTACCAAAAGTAACAAGGAACCCCATATTACTCTGACCAATCTCATCAAAGGAGTTCTGAATATTATCAGCCAAGTTCTCATAAATACCATATACTGACTCTGCCAACTTCTTCTGCATCTCGTAGAATCGTCCACCTTCTGCAGTCATCTCTTTGAAGATATCAGCAACCATCTCAAACGGAACCTGACGGGTAGAGATAAGGTCAAACACCTCTCCGGTGCTCACTACTTCTCCACGCAACTGACTAAATTTCTTAGCCAACTCATCCACAAGCGGAATACCAGCCTCAGTAAACTGCCTAAGCTCAGTACCACGCAATACCGAAGCCGCCTTAACCTGACCATAAGCTAAGATTAGCCTATCCATACTTACGCCCAATCCGGCAGATACGTCCGCCAGCATATTCATAGTACCATACAACTGCTCATTTTCTATACGATATGCAGCGAGTTGTTTTGTGTAAGTCACCAAATCCTTAGTACTAAAAGGAGATTCAGTTGCACTCACCTTAATTTTCGCAAACAAAGCGTCTGCAAAAGCAGCATCCTGAGTAATAGCCCTCAATGATACTCTCTGTTTCTCAAATTCAAGAGTTAGGTCTTTGATATTGTTCAACAACCTATAACCTCCTAGCAAACTCAAATAAGAGTTAGTGAACTGCTTAAGTCCATTGAGAACGCCAGACTGAGTTCGATAAGCTTGAGTTTGACGATTCGTCGCAGATATTCCTCGCTCTTGAGCAGTAGCCAACGATAACAGCCTCTTCTCTTTTAATGCAGCAGCAGCAGCAGTTTTTTCCATCTCTGTTCTCTTACGCTGCTCCTCAATAGCCGCCTTTTTATTCACGAGAATCATTCGTTCAGCGTGTAGATTCTGCTCTCGTAAAGCTCTACCAGCAGTCAACTTAGTACCAGAGCCTTTTTGCAACTGCTGTATTTCCTTTAACTGGTCACGTATCTTATCCAACCCTTCAACGCCTTCAAGTTTTATTTTAAAGGCGCTATCGTCAATCATTTTTTGAATATCCTTTTCCTTATCCTCCCACTCTTTTTTTAGGGCATCCATATCTATCCCTAATCGTAAGCCAAATTCCAAATTATCATTAGCCATACATTATCCTCCAATATTATCCTGCACAATAGCAGGGGATTGTTCCAATCTTTGTCTGATTCTCTCAGCCCTTATATCATCCACTTCTTTCTTATACTGGTTATAACCTATGCCGAATCTAAGCGCCATCTGAATAGCCTTCTCACGTTGTTGCTCCTCAGTCAAAGCTTTGCTACCCGACTTTTTCTTGCCAGCACTAACCTTCTCAGGCTTACCCTTGCGTAATCCGGTCTTATCCATCAACATCAACGTCTGTTTCAAGATACTATCCCTATGCCAGTAGCACCATTCAGTCCACCAGTTAACAGAACCATATAAGGCAATTATGATGTCGTTTCTTGCTCCGATTTTAGTCTTGCTGCGATATTCGTAATAGTCTCCTTGGTTATCTCTGTCTCCATCATCGCAGCCATGTGGAGAGATGCCAAGTTCTTGGAAAAAAAAGCCATGTCGGAGTTATCTATGATTTTACTGATAATCGGCAGAAAATCCTCCTGACTGTACTTCCTATCCAACTTACGCCATAGATACCAGTGGAACAGCTTTATCTTCCAAGGATACTTCAAGATAGCCAGCGATATCACTTTTGGAACCAGCAATCTATCCTCATCGCTCTCCCTAATATCTTCCTCGCTTCTCGCTCTCTGAATATCAAATACGAGCCTGTTAATTTTACGCGAAGTCCACTGACCCAACCTCGCAATTTTATATATCTTTTTGCCTAGCTGGAAAGTGAGTTTTTCATTCTCCTCCAGCTCCTGCAGTTTCTCTCTAATCTCTATTATTTTATCCATATCTAAAAATAACAAAGGGGAGAGTTTAACACCCTCCCCCACCGTTAATAAATCTTGCTGCTTCAAAGATTATGCTGCGTAATCAAGAGCACCGTTAAGAATCATACCGGTTTTCAAGTTGGCAGTGTCGATAGCCTGAGCTGTGATTGACATGTGGATAGCAAACATCTTATCCTCATAAGTCAAAGCAGAAACGATTTTCGCTTTAGGGAAGATAAGGGTTTTGTTCTTCGCATCATTGGTTACTGCAACAGGACACTCAATTACAGGAAGTGCCACTCCAAAACCTACAGCGGTAGCGGTAGACTCCTGTTTAATCCAATCAGCATCCAAGCCTGAAACCTGAATATCTGTTCCAGCCAACAGTAGTTTTACCAAAGCGTTGTCCATATCAGCCAAAGTAGCCTCAAATGCAAGAGTACCTGCAGTTGAAGTAGTGGTAATAACGTTACCCTGCTCATTTCTCACAACGGTGTCAGTAATATCCTCGCCGGTCCAAGAAGTAGTGTCCTCCTTAATATTACCGAAAGACTTACCATTTGTGAATGAAGCAAGTGTTGCAGTCGCGTAATTCGCAATAGCATCCCAGTAAATCATATCACCCTGACCAATGAAAAAGTCACCAAGAGATTGTCTAGTAATACTCATACTTAATAAATTTTTACGTTAATATTTATAATTTTAGTTGAATAACCGTCCGTCAAACTCTTTCCTGAGTAGACCATGTTATTTTTATCTATAGAATAGTGAAATTGACCCAAAACGAGTTGGTCACCAATATACTTATCCAGCAAACCTAATAAGTAATTCTCGCGAATTGTATTCACTGAACCAACGCTTAATAGTTTAGTGTTAACAATAAGCATTAAAGCGTAATCTTTAACACCTCCTTGCGAAACCCTAGTGTAAAGAGGCCCATTCCCCAATATTTCCAAATAACTATCTGGAAGATTTGAAGCGGGAGTAGTATCATTAGGGTAAATGGCATCAAAACCATCACCTTCAGCGACACCATCTTGACCTATTAGATATAAGGCAAGCTCCTCAGAGATACTATTGATTATTTTTAAGTTCATTTGCGATTCGTCTAAATTCTTTTTCAATTTGCGGAACAAGTTCATTACTCCACCAACCGTATCCTTTCTTAGCAGGATTACCTGACCCCATCTTATCAGGTCCTAATCCGTATTCAAGAAAGAATCCGTAATTCAAAGGACATCTAAATACGATATGTGTTCCGGGCGCTGTATAAGGACGCTGCAAAAAGACTGATTTTACCAATCTGGCTCCATCTGCAGACATCCTCATTTTATGGTAAGTATATGTTTTTGGAGTACCTTTTGCCGGTTCCATGGTAAATAATCTTACCAACATTCCGTCCTGATATACGCCACAAGCAATACTATCCCTCAAATTGTAAGTATCATTATCCCAAGATAGATTTCCGGCATCTATCCAAGAAGCGATTGAACTCCACAATCTTGACGCTAATTCCTCAGCGCCCGACGCAGGTACTCCAATACCCATCTTAGCCAATCTTGCCCTAATCTTATCCCAGTTGGAAGCCATTACTGATACACCTCCAAATCTTGTCCGCCAAAATCACTATCCTTAATAGGATAAGCCTGTTTGACCGTAGCTTTATATACGCTCCCGTTTTCCAGTGTAACTTCAACCATATCGCCTTTCATTACAACCAACTCTGAGTTGTCCAACATAACAGTGTTCTCCACACTGTACCTATTACCTCGGAACCAAGTCTGACCTTTGGTAAGGTAGCATCTACCGCGATAATACTCATTAGGCTTCTCTTTTCCACTTACTTTATCTAAGGTAGAGCCTCTGTAGAGCACGCATGTATGTGGGTAAAACTCAAAATTATCCATATTACCAGAAAAGTGATTGGTCCATAATTATCGGAGCATAAGCCTCAGTCACCTCTTCGCCCCATTTAGCGCGAAGTTGCGCCGCCTTAGCGCTCCAAGCTGAGCGGTCCTGTTGCGAGGTTTGCAGGTTAGCCGTAGTGATACTCCTATCGCCAATCTGTTTGCGGTAAGCACCGCCATTTACCAGACCGGCAGCAGAGTCCCACATCATAGCCTCTGCCAAGTCACGCTCTTTTTCGGGAACATCAAAAGCAGGGGTCCCCGGCTCAATTTTGTAGAAACCTAAAGCTCTCGCCACAATCCTATCCGGGAAAGTGTAGTTAGGTAAAACTTGTAGATAATCTTCAATCAATAGTGCCATAACCCCTGCGTTTTAAATTACGATTCAACAGCCTGTGTATCCAAAGACACAATCTTCCTTGGGTCTTTGAATGAAGGGAATGTCCAAGACTCCATGTTGGTTACAACCTCAATAGGGTCTGAACCGAATATCTCAATAGCACCAATCAAACCACCCTCAAATGTAGTTTTTACAGTCGCAGGGTTCTGGTCCTTCAAGTAGTCTGAAGGTGAGTTGTGCATATTAAACAACTTAGAAGTAGGGATAAGAGAAACCTTATTCTCATTGAATTTAGCAGAATCCAATGTAGGAACGCCGTCAATCTCAATCCTGCTCTTCTCGTCAATAGCAACCATTGGAGGAAGACCCAACGCTCTAAGGCCAGCAAGAATCTCGTTATCAGTCAAGATAGCAAGAGTACTGTTCATCAAAGGCATACGAGCCTTTATAGCCTCAATAACACCAGCGTCAGCAAGAATCTTATCGTATAGAGATTTTGCAACAACAAATACTCTGTCTGATGACATATTAACATCGTCATCATCAGCACGTTTGCTCATTTTACGAAGGTCACCTATGATGTCATAACCACCATCTGCTGCAAACCACTTAGCTTTGGAAGCTTTAAGCTTATTCTTAGCAGGAGTACGAAGGTCAATGGTATAAGCCAATTTGCCCTGATTGTACAGTTTAATGGTCTGGTCTGACAAACCTTGGAAAATCCAATCATTCCATGTAGCATGGAAACCACCAATAATCATATTGGCACGGTTAATGTATTTCTTAACCATCTCGGCAGCCATATCTACATTAACGAGGTTCATCTCCTCAATAGCATTCAAGTCAGACTGGTCAACTTTGAAACCATGACCAATTTTATGGATAGAGTCGCTGTAGCTCTGTCCACCCTCTACTGAGCGCAAAGGTTTCTTACCCATAGAGCCAAGCACTGAAGCTTTAACAACGATACCGGTCTCCTCAACGATAGTAGAGAACTTCTTACTACGTGAAGCAGGAAGAACCTCTGTGAAAGCTCTCCAAAGAGAGTTATTATACTTACTGTTTACAGTATCAAGCATGTACTGCAACTCGCCCTGATTACCGGGAACACCCACGAGGGCCTGATAAACTGATAGATGTCTTTCCATATCTTATTCCTCCTTACTCTCTAGAATTAGAATATCTTACATAAACATCATTCTCCCTCATATACTGACGGACTGCAGGAGCGATAGGCGGAACCCTTCTAGTAAGAAGAACGCCGTCAACCTGAGCGAACAGTGCATCCACACCCCACATATTGATAGCGTTAGGGTCTTTTACAACATCGTAGAAAAGGAATGCGTTAGGAAGAACTTTAATTTTTGCTGAATCAGCGCTGGCTGCATCAGCTTCCACCAAGATAGTACCGGCCTCAAGAGTACCAAGAGTAGGGATAGTCAATACATCATACTCCTCATTAGACCTGTCAACAGCAGTAATAGCAACTGCCTTGCCTGTACCATCAATAGTCGCTGGCATAACCATGATAGCCATGCCGGCTCTTGCTCTTGAACCCTCAAAGCCTTTCTTGACTCTGACAGCAGTAGTTGTACCACCAGCTACAACCTCAAAAGCATAGTGAACTTTAATAGTTCTTGCATCTGGAGCATCATCAACAGCAACCGGAGTACCAGCAGGAACGAAACCATTGGCAACCTCTGGAAGAGTAGCCAAGTCTACATCGTACTGTCCGCTAGTAACACCTTTTACTGTACCTGTGAACACGACTCTTGCTCCACCGTAGTTTCTAGAGGCTCGTGTCATCTGATAATTCTGCATAATACGAATCTGTTTTTAATTAATACTTTATTTATCAAGGCCGAGAGCGGCTTTCACTCCACTCTGACCGCTTTCTTGCGATTTATTCGCATTATCCACCAATGCCTTAAATCCGGCAGATGCGCTGCCATCACCAATATTTGACTCAAGAGGTTTAGTATTAACACCGAACATCTCCGCCAATTCATGAAACTTCTTATACGCAGCATCATGCAACTGGTCAGCAGTAGCGTCATTACCCAAGTCTTTCTGTACAAACAGCATTGCTTGGTCAAAGACTTTCAACTGCTGCTGAGAGAAATTCAAACCAGCTCTTTTCTCGCTAAGTTGTGCAGCTCTGGCTTTTACACTATTCTCCTGCTCCAACTGTGCAATCTTTGCAGTCAAAGGTGAAAGGGCAGCCTCCATACTAGCTTTCTGTGTCTCAGAAATCTGTTTTAGGAAATCCTCCATATTAAAAGGCTGTGGTGTAGGTGCTGGCTCAACAGGCTTAGGAGCCGGGGTAGGCTCTGTAGGTTTAGGAGGCTGATAATTCTTTACAAAATCTGTAGTGTCTTTGATATAGTTCTTATTCATAGACTCAATGGTCTTGAAAGCAAACTTATCAACAAAGTCAGCCAACTCCATCTCTTCACCAGCAATAGGCAGTAACGACTCAAGGGTCTCTTTAACCGTTCTGTCACTAACCTGAAGAGATGTCTTCCCTTCAGCGTTCATAAATTTTGCCTTGATGGCTTCAAGGACTTGTTCAATAGTAAACTTCATAGTGTCTCTATGTTTTATTAAAAAAAAAAGAGCCGGTCATCCCCGTCGGGACAATCGGCTCAAAGGCTCTATATGTATAATGGTAAAAAAGTCTATTTATTCCAAGTTTCTAGTATCGTCACCATCTTGCAATGCTTACAGAATATCGCTATTGACGCGCCACCACGAATATCCATAATCTGCACTGGTAACTTCTTGCCACAATTTCCACAGGTCACTTGCTCTGTAAAAACCATTTCCAAAACTTTCTTTGCTTCCATAATGCAAATATACAAAGAGTTTCGTAAAATACAAATTCATTGTATATTTGTAAAAATTTTATTATGAGGCTTAGATTCAAAGACCCTAAAAAGATACCAGAAAAGTACCCTACCGTAGTAAGGCAAGACCCAACTATGGATGACCCCGGCTTCGTGGAAGTCGGCGGATACCGTCTGCGCCCCAATGTAGACCTGATACCACAAAGGGGGATGCAGGAGGAGTTGTCACACTCCGACTGTAACCTTATATTTCTAACTGGCTCGGCAACAGGAGGCAAGATGCAACCGTATGACGCAGATATAATTACCCCAAGTGGTATAAGAAAGATGGGAGACCTTCAAGTAGGTGATATTATATCGTCGGTGGACGGAAATATGCAAACTGTGGAAGAAATCTACGAGCATGGAATGCAGGATGTGTATGAGGTAATATTTGATGATGGGCGCAAGACAGAGTGCGGACTTGAGCATCTCTGGGAAGTAAGTATAAAACGTAATTCTTGGACTAACTACTCAGAATGGACTACTATAACAGCGAGAGAGATGTTTGACGAGTTCGACAAAGGACATGGTATAGTAATTCCCTACTGTAACCCAGTTCAGTTTGCTCAAAACAAAGAACTTCCTATTGGTCCATATACCTTGGGATGTATCTTAGGAGACGCATATTTCAATCCTTATCATGTCCCTATTCTATTCAGTGAACATTCAGACATGTTAGATAAAGTTAAAGCAGAAGGTTACTTATGCAAAGAATACCCTTCTGCGCCAAGATATTTCCATATACAAGGTAGGGATATTCGCAATGCTATAAAAGCAGTAGGTTTGCACGGAAAGCATTCTTGGGATAAATTCGTACCCGATATCTTCAAATACACATCAGTGGAAAACAGGCTTGCACTTATACAAGGGCTTATGGATACCGATGGTACAGTATCTGGAAAATGGAAGGAAAGTACTTTTAGTACCGTAAGTGGACAATTAGCTTTAGACTTACAATGGTTAATTAGGTCAATAGGAGGTAGGGCAACAGTAAAAAGACATAAAAATATACGAGGATATACTGACGGGAAAGACAATGCGCGAGACTACTACAAAGTCTGTATCAAAACTCCTTGCAATAAAAATCTTTACCATATAGCCTATAAAAAAGATAAAGCACTAGGGACTTACAGGAACGGCAAATGGCCGATGAGAAATAAAATAACAGGATACAGATACATCGGTAAAAAACAATGCCGTTGTATCCGCGTATCATCCCCAGATAGGCTCTATCTTACCGATGATTTTATCGTAACGCACAACACTTTTGGTGGGCTTCTTGCATCCATGAAGGGTATAGGCAAACAAAACTACACAGGCCGTATTATCACAATGCAATCTAAAGACGGCGAAGGAGGTACATCAATGGCTCGTGATGCAGAACAGATTTATGGTAGTTTTGCCGGATGTAAACTAAGTAAGAGCGGTGGTATTACAGCCGAATGGCCTCAATGGAATAACGCTATTAAGTTTATACACGTTAACTTTAATCCTGATAACCCAAAGGAATGGAATGACTTCAAGCAACACGCGAAAGCTAATACAGCTATTTTCATGTACGGCGATGAAGCCTCGGGTATAGAGACTTGGAAGAAATTTGCATACTTGTTTTCCCGAAACCGTGACTCTTCTGGTGCGATGAGACCAAAGATGATAATATCGTTCAATCCAGAGCATGAACACTGGACCACAGCTTTCCTAAAGAGAGCAGGATA